ACGATGCAACCGATTGGAATAAAATAGCAAAGGCAGCCGTATAAAATAGTAACCGGCTAAAATCAATTTCAGGACTCCCGCTCTGCTATTGCGGAAGCGGGAGTTTTAATAAAAGGACAAATACATTATGGCACTAATCATATCTTCAATAGATACCACATTAAAAATTCCGCCAATGTTTAGAGGTTTAACAGGAGCAAAACCCCTGGAAATATCTTTCATAAAAGGAGAGCCGACAGAAGTTTCCAAAAAGATTGCGGAATATTACACAGCGAATTGGGCGAAGAAATTTAAGTATGCTCATCAGCCGGAACCGGAACCATTCTACAAGCCCGGAGAAATAAATAATGAACTGCCATCAGTATTTGACCCGGAGGCATTCCTCCAGGAGAATTTCAATAACATATCACAAGCGGTATCTGAATTGAAGAAAAAAGAACTTAATGAGATATGTAAAGTATTGAGATTGAAAGATTATGTTACTCAGTCAGCAGAAAGGTTAAGAGAGAGAATAACCAACGACATCGAAACAAAATTAAAGCAAGAGGAAGAACTAAATAAAAATAAACCAGCTCAGGGAGAGGGTGAAGAATGAGCCGTGTATCGGACATAGTAATAAAATCTGAATTACAAGAAATATGGGGACCCATTATCGGGTATGAGGGAATTTATGAAATCTCAAATTTTGGGAGAGCAAAATCTCTTGAAAGGATAGTCAAACTTAGAGATAGTAATAGAACCGTCAGGGAAAGAATCTTAAACCCAAACAAAAATCATAGAACTAATTATTACCATATAAAATTGTTTTCTAATTGCGAAGGAAAGACTTTCCAAATTCATACTCTCGTTTGGGATCATTTCGGGGATAGGAAAAGAGATGGATTAAAATTACAAGTTGACCATATAGATGGCAATAAATTAAATAATCGAATTGATAATCTTCAAATTTTGACAAGCCGTGAGAATCTAAGCAAGGGGCACGTTCAAAGAGGGAGAAAATTGCCAACGGGAGTTGATTATCATAAAAAATCACAAAAATATCGGGCACAAATTCGACTTAATGGGGAAGGTATTCATCTCGGAATTTTCAATACAAAAGAGAGTGCTCATCAGGCATATATAAAAGCAATAGGGGGGCAAAATGAGTAGAAGCACTGATATTTTAAGTCGAGTATTCAGGAATCTCAAACGGCACGAAATCAATATTGACGATATTCTTGATGAGGAAATTTGGGACGTGCTTGTCCTGGCACAAGATAGAATTATTTCCGAAGTCTTCACAGACAAAATAATTGAGATAACGCTTGTAGAAGATCAGGACACGTATGATCTGACAACAAATCTTGAAACAGAAGTTGAAGAAGAAGTTGTTATTCCAAGAGCGAATATTGCTTCGATAAAAGTAGTTGAGATACCAACCGGATGGAAGCCTTTCAATGTTATTCCGAATTACGATTTTGTGAATACAGTAAATGAAACGATCAGGGAAGGACAGCCCTGCATCGGGACGGTGATTGGAGGGAAACTTAAAATATATCCGGTCCCGACAGAAGATTATGAAGATGAGGTAATTAAATTATATACCTATTTAAGTTCATCAGCAGGATTAATCAACGCAACTGCGGAACCCGAGATCCCGAATATGTTTGATGAAGCATTAGAGCAATTTGCGACATCAAGATTCCTCTCAGGCGATGAGAGAAAGGAATGGGACGGCTATTTTGAGAAAGAAGTATTCAGACTAAGACCCATCCCAAACAGGAAACATCACAACATTACAAGACCATCAATAATGCCGGGATGGTAAATGCCAACGCCAAAGTTTGATAATATCGCAATCGAGTTTTTGAAATTAGTCCCGGATGAATTTGAGACCGCTTTCACTCCTGGTATGGCAATGCCAAATGGTTTTGTTCTAACTAAGGACCAGGTAGTAAATTATGTCAACAGAGCTTTACACAAATTATTCAATGATAGTTGGTTAGAAACAGCAAAGGCAGGTACACCAAAAAAACAGAAAGAATTATTCATCGGTATATTCCCGGAATTGCTTCGCTTATCAAATACAATAACCCTTCCGTATGTAATAACAACAAGCGAATTATACAGAGACATTTTCAAACTATTCGGGGCAAACAGGAACGCAGATAATCTTTACATCCGAATATGGGAAGAAAGCAGACTAACTCACGCAATAGCAGGAAAATATCTGCAATTCAAAGCGACGGCAACGAACCCGGCGATAATACAAACAAACCAGATCATTCATATTTTCCCTACAACTCTTACTGACAAGGTAGTAAAAATTCAATACATAAGATTTCCTGTTGACCCGACAAACGGAAATTTCCTAACGCAAAACGGTGATTCAGATTCGCCATATTTTGATTATTGGAACACCAGGATTGCACAGATAGCGTTTGAAATTTATCTGGCTGAATCACAGCAAACAGCATAAAGGATATTGATGCCAAGATCATCAGGACAATGGAAAGAATTTGATTTCGTTGATGTTCTTGGGATGAACACCAACACTCTCAACCCGCCGAGAAATACTGCGAGAAGAATACTTAATGTTCACTCACATCAAGAACCTGGCAAACTTAAAGTAAGACCCGGATATACTTTGAAATATCCAGCTCCTACGGAAAGCACAATAATCGAATTCGAGTTTATGAACTTTGATATGTTCTTCGACAGGCAGGCATCAGACGTAGAAGAAGAAATCACCTGCGAAATTCAAAAAGGTAAGGTAGTTGCGTTAGCCGATTCAGGATTGCCAGACACAGACACACTAATCGGATATTGGTTTTGGTGCAGACCGCATTGGGACTTAAATCATTGGGAAGACGGATGGGAGTGGGTAAATAAAACAATCATCACGAAGATAACGACAGGCAGGGACGACATATTTAAGAGTATGATAAAAATATACGGCGGAGATGCACACGGGTTAGGGGATGATTCTTTAAGAAAATATACCATCTGGAATAAAACAAAAAATCAGTTTGCAAAAATAATTACCTGCAAGGCTGAAGATGCAACAACGCTCAGATTAAATATTACTTTATTTGATAACGAATGGGAAACAAATGATGTTGTAGTAATATCAAAATATTGGATTGATCTTGACCATCAGACAACATTACACAACACAGTAAATAAAGAAGATATTGTTTTCCATAACATACTGAATGATATAAGAATCGGGTTTGGAGGTAAACCGCTAAGGTTAGGAATAGCGATAGGGCAGAGACAAACAAGTTATCAGATCGGGAAGGAAGAAACAGGAGGAGGATCATCATGATAGATTTTCCCGCACTTCACCCGGATTTACTTGACGAAGACGTAATAAAAAATTTTGCAGAAACAAATGAAATTGTTCTGGACACACATATCCTGACAGCCGAAAAAGATATTTACGGAATAGATTTATACACCGAACCAGGGGGGACGTTAGAAACCAATATTTATTATTTCAGATTAACCGGGGTTGCCGATGGTTACACCGAACAACTTCTTGCGGAAAACTCGATCATCACCGGAGGCACGGAAAAGATTTCGATATTCCCGTATATAAGATTAGGCAGAGAAAACCCACGCATAACACATCTTAAATTATATTTCTCTACTGACGATATTACTTATTATAAGACAAAGGAATATCTCGTAAAGAAAACCAATTTCGATATAGCAAGTTGGAAAATTGATATCTTCGGCAGGTTAATCTTAACAGCAGGGACGGAATTTTATATAGAAGGAAGTGCAGTCAGCACAATCAATGAGCAAAACTCCTTTGGCTCATGGACAGAACACAATATGGACGGCACATTTGAAATAGATGAAACAGAGGCAGCGTTGGGAGGAGGTTACTCATTCAAGGTGACAGTAGAACCGTATGGAGAAGTACCGCCGGATAGTTTAAGAAGAGGAATAAAAGTCCCGATTGATGATTTGAAACTAAACACAACCTATACGGTGCAATGTTACCTGAAGATGCAACTCCTTGATATCTTTGAGGATTTTGAAGACACAGACTACAATTTGAATACTCTCTGGGGACCAAGAGTAAACACAGGGACACCGATTGGCAGTTGGCACAGCTTTGCAGAAGCACATCAAAACCCCTACCCGACAGTCTTCCCTTTCGGTGCGTATGCAAAAATTATTGCCGATAAACCGAAGAAATTAGAATTTTATCTAAACGGCGGTCCCGTTACGGTAAGGAAAAGATTTGGTAATGAAAACATCAACAATATGCCAGCGTTACCTGCAACGATTGTAGCTGATGCTTATGGAAGCAAAGTCACTTGCGAAATAAATGATAGTAGATTGGGAGTCGAAATATATATCATCCACGAACCAGATCATTTTATAGTTGATGAAGGAATGGAAGTTGGGGTTTGGTTAGACTCATACATGGATAATGTCACTCTAACCATATTATCTCCGAACAGATCCTTCTATGCTTTCATTACAGGAGAGTCATTATCAACCGAAGGAATATTCCAGGAAGAAATCGGCAATCTTTCAAGCGAGTTTGAGCAACATACTTTTGATGTGACTACCGGGAGTAATGAGACCCCGCTTTATTTTATTTTTGCTCATCGTCCAACTGAAGACGACCAAACGGTATTCTGGTTAGATGAATTTTCATTTAAGGAAAAAGAGTTAGTTTATTTTGACACGGAAGACTTAGGCAGTCCAGGTACGGAGATGTTGGCGGAGATGGGCTATAACCCAACCTATAATATGGTAAAAGGATGGGATCAGGCGATGGCTCTCAGAGGCAGAATTTATTACCTGAATCCATTGGTTGAAAAAAGATATGAAAACTTTATGCTTGTCTCTCATATACATAGTAGCGGTGCGTATATGTGGGATATAGCAACATTCGGAAACTTCCGGGAACTAGAAAGATTTGATTCAAGTCACGCAATAGGAATGGAATTACTATCAACTACCGAAATAATAATTCTTAAAGATAAATCAGTTGAGATTCTTAATGACGATGGAACAGTCGGGATATTGAGAGAACCAATATTAGGAGTGACTTGCGTAGCAAGAGAATCAATAGCTAATATTCTTGGGACAATCTTCTGGTGCGGATTTGAGGAGATATATTCGTTTAATACTTCAAAAGGAGTAACCCCTCTATTGAAAAACACAATAAGGAATGTTTACATAGCACTCCCTGACAAACATTTAATAAGAGGAATCCGGGACAGATGGCACACGTACAGGATTAGGGTATATGACCCGGTGAATAAAACAGAGTTTTTATTAACAGAAAACGGATGGATAGAAGAAGCAAGATTCCATTTCCCGGTGATCTATCGAGAAGATATCAATGCGAAAATAAATTTTATGGGTACTGACGGGAATATTTACGGGACACTCTATGAACTTGAAAATCTCGGATATGGAAAATTATACGCAACAAGATTCGGACAAAGACTATGATAAATTGGCTTAAAAAGAAATGGACAGAAGAAAAGTGGGTAATAATATTTCTTATCATTCTATCAATGCTTCGTGCATTACACGAAATAAGTAAATTCAGAATTGAATGGAGCTGGATTCCTTCCTGGGGTTATCCCTTCGGAATAGAGTCACCGCCATTCGACAGTTATCACGTTTACGGCGGATTATTTGTCCTAATATTTATTGCCGGGTTCAGGGTGAGTTTAAGAGATGAAATAATAAACAGGTGGTATGAAATAATCCCGATTGTATTAATTCAATTCGGTATTTATTTCTATTCCTTTAATTGGTTTTATCACGTTATATTTATGAAGCCAACATTTATGCAATTTGAATATGTTGTGCCCTTTCTCAAATTTATAATGGAGATAATTTAATGAACGATACTGAAACAATATTAAAAAAAATAGGTACACTTGAAGACAGAATGAAGGTCGAAGTAACAAACGGGAAAATAAAAAAGAAGTGGATTAATGAAGTAGTAGAAGAAATCTGGCATGACATAGAACTTATCAGGGATCTTAATAAGGCTCACAGGATTACCAAAAAATACAAGCTCTATTGGGTACTAATTGCCATAATCTTATATATGACAGGAACGGGATTAAAAGAAATGGTAACATCGTTAATTAAATCGTTCAATTAAAAGAGAGAAGGGAAAATGAAAAAGTATATTTTATTATTCGCTATAATAGCCGGGTTTTCTTATGCTCAGGATGCTCCATCAGGTTACACGGAACATTACGGGCTAAGAAAGTATGCGGAGAATGCAAATCCAAGTGCCGACTCGCTTAATCAAAATTGGACTGATGTTGATGAAACCCTTTATGATTTAATCGTATCAACGGACGAAGATCAGTTGGCGATCTTAGATGATGTGCTTACGTTCTCTGATAGTTTATCCGGGATAGGCACATTCACGACAACGGCAACTACCTGCACGGTGACAGTATCAGATATGAGCGATGATGATGTAGTAATGCTAACCCCAATCGGTACAGCTTATGATGCAGACGATATGCTGAAGGTAAGTGTAGGGAACGGGTCATTTATCGTAACAAGGAACAGTAGCGGGACATCAGGTTTAGAATTTTTTTATCTATGGATTAAAAAATAATTTGTGATATACCTAATAAAAAAAATAGAGTACATCATAGGAATGGGGATTCTTGCTGTTTTATGTTTCACTATGTATGGAGTTATTTTTGTGATAGCAATATTTTATAACATCGGAGTACACATAAAAAAGAATTGCTGTAAGATAATGCTCGCAGCAGTTGTCTTATTCGTTATTGCTTCTCTTAATCTTATGGGAGTATTGTTTTGAGTGCGGAGAAGATGGACAGTTGGATGTCAAGAAATTATAAATGGTTCATAACTCTTTGGACGATTATAATCGGTGTCGGAGCTTTTTTCCTCGGCATACACACAGAACAAAGGGCACTCAGTTTTGAAGTTCATTTTCTTAAAGAGAAAGTAACCATAGTAGATAAAAGATTTGAAGAAATAATTAATAACAGGATATGGAATATTGAACAATGGATAGGCAGGGTGAATTTCCCCGGAGAAATATATCAACCAGAGGAATAATTATATGGAAAACTTTCTTAAAGAATTTTACAAATGGTTAATTGTTATAGCACTTGCTTTTTTGTTCAGCAAAATAGTAAGCGGACAGAATATATCGGGGTCTGGTACGCTTGCGAATCCTTATATACTTTATAATGCTGCTGATGTTGACAGTATACATACATTAGGTGTGAATAACCGTTATCGGTTGGGGGATGATATTGATATGACAGGTATCAGTTGGATCCCATTAACAGTTACATCAGCCGATTCCTTCGGACTCGATGGTGATGGATATACCCTGAGTGATTTAACAATACTATGGAATCATACATATAAAAATTCAGGATTTATTGGGGATTTCGCTTCTGGAGGAGGATCTACTTCAATAGACACAGTTTTCCAGCGAATAACTTTTTATAATACTATTGTACATTTTGATAGTACAACGGCGACAGCAGACCTGGGAATTATTTTGAATGGTGGTGTGCTAATTGGGTCTGCGACGGTTTCTACAAGTGCTGACTATGATCTTATCTATAACGTACTGATTAAAAAATCAAGAGTGTGGTGTAGGAACGGTTATGGTGCAGGTGCAGATGTTAATGCGGGTGGTGTTATAGGAAGATTAAACAGAACTTCTTTTGGTGGAGAGTTTGATCTCCTTGAAGTTGGTGTTGACAGTAATACCGTTTTTGCCTGGACTACAAATGCACAATCCGATGCACCTGCGGTTGGTGGTTTGACCGGGAGAACAAATTGGAATAACAATTCAATATTTCAGGAATGCTTTGTAAAAAATTCTTATTTACAATGTAATTACTCCGGTGCTGAATTTGCTGAGGATGGTAATCTTGGCGGATTAGTTGGGACATGCGAAAACGCAAGTTTTACAATAAGTAATTGTTATGTTTTTAATAACACTCTCAGGCATCAGGGAAGGGGTGGTGGTATATCAGATCCACCACGAGGCGGTGGAATACAGGGTGGGGCTGGTACGATAAATACGCCTGTTAGCAATTCTTATGTTGCAGCGAACACTTATCTAAGAGACCTTACCGCAATTGAGAATTCTGATTTTTTGGGTTGGTGGTGGGGAGCATTAACAGTTACAATTGACCACTCGACAAATTATCTGGACACAACAGGAATATTTGTTCCGGTGTGGTTTGGTGTTTATGGACAGGGATCAAATATAAGCTTGGGGGATAGTGTTAATCTCCGGTCAACAGCACTAATGAAAACGGAAGGGAATTATGTTGATTGGGACTTCGATGATGTTTGGGGGATGATTGAAGATTTTAATGAGGGCTATCCGCATTTACTTTGGGAAAGCCCATATAGTTTAGAACTCACTTTGCCCGTGGCAGGTTTTTACCTTATTAATACTACAACAGATGTAAAATGGACAAGCTCAGACTTTCAAGATACCTTTATTGTATTTATAAGTTATGACAATGGAGATTTTTACAATATTGTTGACAGCGTATTTGCTGATTCTGTTTTGGCAATATCCCTTGATACAGTAACCACACAAGCCATTGTAAAAGTAAAATCTATAAATTACGATGTAGAAGTATTCAGCCAGGTATTTACAATCCTTTCGGACATAAGTATTATGATTACGGATGTTAGTCTGGCGGGGCACATAGCCACAGTAGAAGTATTGTCGGTTGGGATAGAAGCCTGGAGAATATTTCAGGATGCGGACACAACGGGAGAATGGGAATATTTGTTAGGAATTAAAACCGGGATAGACCCGGACGAATTAACATTCGATACTCTTATAGTTGAATTAGTGGGGATGGAAAACCCGTATATCAAAGCAGAGGAATTCAGAGACACAACAGTATATGGATTTAGCGTAGAATTTTTAGATGATGATGGGCTCATTCTTAGTCCGAACCAAATCTGTTATAATCACGATCAATATTTATATGGTTCACGTTGGATAAGAGACGTGGCTTGCGGATGGGCGACAGTTCCTTTTGAATACGGGACAAGCACGATAGACAGCATTACGCATACGAATCTTCTTTCGATAAGTTATGAAACAGTATTATCGCCCCCGGCTCCGGTTCCATTCTCACTCCCGGCAAACGAGACAAATTATTCCCCGGATAGTGTAACGGTAGGCGGGAGAAGATACATAGTATCGGGAGAGACTTTGTATATGAGAGATTTGATTAACAATGTAATTTATCCGGTCCATAATCTATCGCCGTATTTTATTGCGGGTCTGTCCGGGATGCAGAATATGACGGGCATAGCAGAATTTGATGGTAAACTTATTATAGCTTCTCATTGGAAAGCATGGTTATTCACAGCATTTGAAGAACCAAATTTGGGGGGGGCTTTTATCTACGATATTTATCAAATAGTTGGAGATGTTATAGTCGTAAGAAATTATTTCAGAGGAATACACCCGAAAGCAACAAAAAACTTAAAGCACGAATGGGATAAAAACTAATGGCAGATGATTATGGTAATAAAATCCCCGTACAAATAATATCAGCCCCGGTTCTCCTGGATGAAGAAGCTGGCAGTAGTGCGAGATATGTGCTTGGTTATTTAACAAGTGTTTATGAAACAGACGAAGATATAACGGTTTTATTATTTGTAAGAAGAAACGATGGGATGGTATATGAGCAAGTTGATTCATTTCTTCTGAGTAAAACCAAAAAAAGGTTTAAGCGAAAAATAAAACTTGTAGGTAGTATAATAGATTTTTATATTAAATTAGATACAGAGGTTAAGGAATATGTTATTACGAGTCTGAAAGTATCAGGCAAAGCATTAACGACAGGCAAATTTGAATTAACTAAAGCAAATGCGTAAACAACAAAAAACAATAATAAGGAGAGTGATCATGATAAAGTTATGGATATTAGCAAGCATATTATTTATAACAACAATAGTATATTGTCAGCCGAATGACGTTGATATTAATGTTAATTGGCAGCAGAATGCGGAAGCTCAGGGATATAAAATAATCGTATGGGACGGGACAGATACTTTGCTGACACAGCTTGCCGAAGACAAAAGTTTCTTTGATTTGAACCTTCAGGAAGTTACTGTTTATGATGTCCCTGCGAATCAATCATCTCTTTCGTTTGAATCGGAGATTAATGGAGAGTATGTCCAGGTAGCGGGTATAGTAGTCGGCGAATTTGGAATACTTAGTTTAATGACAGTCACAGATATACAAAGGAAACCGGATGTTCCTGATAAAATGCAGTTGCTTCAGTTTAATATTACTCTGTAATATTCAGGCACAATGGGTAGTAAACCCTGCCAACGTCTATACTATTGATAGTCAGGGTGATACTGTTTTCGCAGTAGAAGCATCCCTGATGGGCGATCAGATCATTGCCCGATTCCCTAAAGAATTCAGGAACGAAAGGTCTTACATTGTTTATGTGATAAATGTAAGAGATACGGCAGGCAACCAAATAGGGGGAAATAATTTTGCGACAGTAACTAAGCCATACATCATTAAACTTGATAGCCTGAGAATGAAATGATCTTCAAGCATTACGCAAGCATGAATATTAGAGGCGAACTTCTAATGACCAGGGGAGATTTTAACAGGTTAGTTAAAGATGGATTTACATCAGAGATAAAGGTGGAACTAATAAAAGTAAAAATACGATACGAGAAGTTAAGAGATTCAGGATTGAGAGCGAGTGAGGCAATGGACCTGGTGCAGTCAGAATTCCCGCACATACAATATGAGACGGTCAGAAGAAAGATTTATCAAAAAAACAAAAAAGAAATTAAATTATAAAGATTCAGGATAATTCACTTAACTTTATTCATCAATTATATAGAGGTATAAAATGTTCTTAAAAAGATTCTTTCTGATGTCGCTGATATTCGTAGCGGTTATAATCTCAACGACCTTTGCTCAGGGCGACCCTACACCAGATCCTCAAGTAAATGAGATATTAGGTTATCTCGCACCATTGATTGTCATGGGGATAACGGCACTAATGAGGAAGTGGGCTCCTGATTTAAGCGGATGGGTAATCGTAATGATTATCGTCCCAGGTATTTCGGCGGTACTTGCTTATTTAGCAACGATACTCGTACCAGGATTAGGTTGGGGATTAACCTTTTTGCTTGGATTGCTCTCTATTGTATTTAATGAATTCAGGAAGCAGTTGGGGCAAGGAAACGATAACAGTCCGAACTATCCGCCAAAGAAATAGGTTCAATGGCGAAGCAATTAAAATATTTGATATGGCATTGTACCGCTACGCCATCGGGCAGATGGGTTACGCCTGAAGACATAATCCATTGGCACAAAGATAAACCGCCACAGGGTCGGGGTTGGGACCGCGTAGGGTACTCAAAACTGATTTTACTTGATGGCACTATTCATTCCTTCATCCAGGAAGATGAAGACGATCTTGTTGATGGTTGGGAATTAACTTATGGAGCAGCAGGGTACAATGCCGTATCAAGACATTATTGTTATGTAGGCGGATTGAATAAAGACACATTTCAGCCGGAAGATACCAGGACACCGGAACAAAAAGCAGTAATGAAAGAACTCACAAAAATATTTCTTGCCAAATACGATCATCTTAACGTGGAGGTCAAAGGACACTATCATTTTGCGAATAAGGCGTGCCCTTGTTTTGATGTTGATCTCTGGATGAAAGAGGAAGTCTTGAAGTTCAGCGAACCGATAATCCTCGATGAGACAGAGGAAGCAATAATCACAACTCCAGAAAAAATAAAAAGTGAAAACAAAATATTAACATTCTTCAAATGGTTAATTAATCTTTTCACAGGAAAGGGTAAAGCAAATGAAGTATAAAGTCATAATCTTATAATGGATAATGTAAAACAAATAGCGATAGGATTCGGAGTAGGCATACTGCTGATTCTCGGATTGTATTTATTCATTTATCTTCCCGACACTAAAGATGCTTACAATCGTGGCAAAGCAGAATGTGAAAGAGATATTGACACAGTAAGAATTCCAGGTAAACCAGAAATAGTTTACCGGGACACAACTATTATAAATATGATATCTCCGGTCGAGGTAACAGAAACAGATTCGGGAAATATAAATCTATACAGTTCAATAGATACAAGTATTGTTTCCGGGAAAGACACGATCAGCATTCAGGTGACAAACTCACAGGAATTAAATTTGAGTGAACTTATAGAAAGCGAACAAGGAAAAATCAAAGGAATATTAGCAAAGTGGTTTATGAAAGTGGAGCATAAGGATTATGTGTCGCCAACGGACACAATTAAAATATTCACACCGAAGTATGTCACGGAAGTAAAAGTAGAAACTAATTGGCTAATAACAACGATAGCGTATGTTGCGGGATTAGTTTCGGCAATAATAATATTTTTCTCAACGAAATAAATAATGAACCGTCATAATAAATTCCCGGATATAAGAGGACTTGATAATGAACTTGACCTGCTGATAAAGCAGACTATTGAGCGGACCGGGAAGAAGGTCAAAGATTTTCCTCCATTAAATCAAACTCCGGAATTTGCAAGGTTCATAAAGAAAATATCAGAGGGGAATTATAAGGAATACATTAAGATTGACGGAGGGTTCAGATTGCTTTGCGGATGCGATACTGAAACCGCTTTCATAGAGTTTAGGGTTGATTCGGGATTCTTGCAATGGCGGAGTACACCAGACGGCGAGTGGATTAATTTGTTAGACTTGAGTGTATTTATAGGTACAGGTGAGGTTACAGATCCCGACGCAATACACGTTAATATATCAAATGAAATAAATGGGGTAGCGTCAAAAACTGCTATAAATGGTAATGATGTTTTCTTAATAGAAGATGGTGAAGATTCATACGCAAAAAAGAAAAAGAAGGTTATTGATTTTGTTCCAGGTAGTCCTGAAAGTTGGGGTGTATATGGAGCAAAGACTGATCCCTTTAATGATTTAGATAATTTTCTAATACAGGATAGTGACGACTTTTTAACAACTAAAATAGTTGATTGGGAGAAAATACGTGAGGGGATAATAGATGCAATAACATTTAATATAGATGGCGGTTCGTCAAGCAGTATATATTTATTTTCACAAATTATAGACGGAGAGGGTGCGTAAATGAGTGCACAAATACAAATTCGCAGAGACACGGCAGCTAATTGGACTTCCACTAATCCAACTTTGGCTCAGGGAGAGATGGGCTTAGAGACTGACACTAATAAATTAAAATTTGGCGATGGTTCAACAGCCTGGAATTCATTAGATTATTTCGCCTTTCCAATCCCTCAGATAACAGTATTAGAATCAACTGATTTGCCTTATACTATAATCGAGCCAGCAGGTACAACTAAGATGGTAGTACAGGTAAAGGGGAATATGTTGAATGATGTTTCACTGATAGATGATATTTTTACTTTAACTATGGATGGGGATCCTTATGATACGGTTGCTTGGCAGATGAGAAATTATACTGGCGACACAACAGACCAGATACCATTTTTCTTACAGATGGTATTTGATGGTAGCGGAAATGATGGGTTGGTATTAGATGTAGTTTCTACAAACGGGAATAGTTTTGAAAACATTAAATGGGTAATAACTTTTTATCATTAAACTAAAAAAGAGATATGATAATCAGGGAAGCAAAGCCGGAAGACACGGAAGAATTAAAATCACTTGCGGAGAAATATAAAATAGATGTTCCGGGTGATGGTAAGATTGTATTAGCGGAAAGTAGTTCGGGAAAGATTGAAGCATTCGTAAATATCAGACCTGTATTTATGATCGAGCCGTTTGTTTGTGAAAATCCCCTGATAGGTGCGAAGTTATGGGATTACATTGCAAGGAAATCAACAATCGGTGGGATAAAAATATTAAGATGCTACGCACAGGAAAAGCATTTGAAGTTGTTCAAAAAACTTGGATTTTACAGGGTATTCAAAAAATACATTCCGATGGAAATAAACTTTTTTAACAATACGCAAGGTGGAGGTTAAGATGCCAGGTCAATCTAAACAAGAAAAGCAGGGCGAAAAACTTTACGGCGATATAAGTAAATACAATCCTAATGTGCAGAATCGTTTTAATAATTATGAAAACCCTTTTGAGTTCGGAGATGTATCATCCGAATTAGATAGTGTGTTTGGCGGGTATGAAGATATCATCAATCGTGATACAGCAGAGACGATTGCAAACACACAGCAACAGGCAGCATCCTCATTGGCTTCAAGGGGGATAACCGGCGGATCTGCTTTGACAGACACTAAAACCGGGATAGCTTCAAATATCAACAAGGGAAAAGCAAACGCACTCTCACAGCTTGGTATAGGAAAATCCTCAGCCCTATCAGACCTAATGCAATATTTTAATCAGTTGAAATTCGGAACGACAAAGGCAGCATCAGACGTTGATTTCGGCAATGTTAGAAACAAGTTCGGGAAATTCAGTTCACAGGGAGGAGCTCTTAGTTTCTTAGACGATGATACGTGGCTCGATGATCTGTTCGCAGGATTTAATGCAGCCGGAAATGTGGGTGGAGGTGTCGCTTCAATTGTTACTGCCTCAGACATCCGCTTAAAAGAGAACCTCAAGAAAGTTAATCAGATAAACGGAATTAATATTTATGAATTCAATTATATAGGAAACCCAAAGAGATTCAGAGGTGTTATAGCCCAAGAAGTACCCGAAGCCTCGGTAAACATTGGCGGGGTTTTATTTGTTGATTATCCCAAATTAGGAATTCCATTTGAGGAGGTATAAGCCATGTCAATCGCCAAATCATTAAGGAAAGCAAATTACCTAAGCGGTCTCTCCGGGGGTTTAACTGAAATAGGTATGATCCTTGAGGAAGAAAGAAAGAAAAAAGAACAAGCGAAGTTCTTTAACACCGTAACAACTCTTTATAAAAAATGGAAAGAAGGTCAGGAAAAAGCATCCAGACCATTCAAACTTAAAGAAGGAGGAGAAGTAAATAATATCTTCTCTCCAAATATTGTAAGACCAGGGGATAGGATGGGACGGTTTACAGGAGGAATCGGCGGAGAATTAAACGTGCCCGATCTGCCACCTGAAGTACCGGAAACACAAACACAGCCAATTCCGCAAAGCGAAAAATATTCAAAAGCGTCAGAAAATCTTGATGAGTTTATGCAGGCGATTGCTCCATCAGTATTAAACCCCAACATAGGCGAAGGGGAATTATCCCGTGTGAATGTATTGAGTGAACTTGCGAAACAGCAAACGGAAAGATTGAGACCTAAAGACCCGACATATTTTAATCTGAGTCAGGGAGAAGAAAGATATCAGCAAGATGAGAAGGGTATAAAAAAGGTTGCCTTCAATCCTAAATTAAGCACTTCAAATATCGAAGAATATGAAAGAGATGAAAAGGGAAATTATAAAGTTTATACTATTGAAGGGCAGAAATATTACAATAAATTAAAGAAAGATGCTCAAGGCAATCAGGTCGGGGAAGAACTTACCAGAATACCGAAATCAGGAGAGGGCGGGACAACTATAAATCTGCCGGAGAATCCGCCGGATATTTCACAACAGGAAAAAGATTTAACAAAATCGTGGGATAATTATGAATACTACAATAAGATAACAAAAGAGTTATCAACTGAGTTAGCGAAGATACAGGAAGAATACAAAACGGCAGCAGATGAAGTCCAGGCAAAAATAAAAATCAGGGCTAACGAAATCAGAGAACAGATAAAAACTGCGGACGAACAAAAAAGTATTTGGTACACAGATGTCAAAGGTACAACGAATCAACTCGCTAATAAATTAAACAGCAAAATGCCAGGCTTTGAAAAAATCTATAATCTATTATTCCAATCACCGGAAGTAAAAAGCAGAAACGCAAAGAAGATTGATGATATGGTTGACAGGGAAATGGAAGGGGCAAGTGACGATGCTAAAAGATGGATGAAAAGAATTCTCAAGGTGAGGGCATTTGAATAATGGCAAAACAACCCTTTGATGATTTAACAAAGATTGCCGATAGGATAGAGCAGAAATATAACCTTGAATGGAAAGACAAGGAAGCTGACACCGACGTTCAGGATGATCTTACCGGAATAGCGAAACGAATAGAGAACAAATACAATGCCTCAAAACAGAAAACAGATCCGTTTACCGGGATAACCCGGCCAGAACTCACTCCCGATTATGGTACATCACAAGATTTATTCAAGTTAGGACAGCCACCGGGAGATAAGCCAATCCAATTAAAAGATACGACAGCAATATCCGAAAGCATCAAGCCACCAAAGACAGAGGGGAAAGATGTATTCACAGAGGAAGAATTTGACAATCAAACAAGAAAGATGGAAGGTACGCTCAGGCTGATAAAATCCCTGGAAGATTATCAAAAGGGAGAGAGTGTATTCGGAGTACCTTTACCAATTCAAACCGTTGCTGAACGACAGAAGAAAATAAAAGACAATCCGTACTTAATGACGAGAGAAGAAGCGGAACAATTTTATTCTCAGAATCGGCACTTGCTTAGGGATCTAACTAACACGTCAAGATTAATGTTGAAAAATATTCCGGCAATAGGGACTATTGTTAATACTCTTTTATATCATGTCAACCCCGAAGGATATCAATATGCAATAGCAGATGAACTCAGACAAAACAAATCCGGGATAGATCAATATGCTGATTACGCAGCAGAATTTTCAGGAAGTCTCGCAGGATTGTTTTCAATAGGCGGAGGAATTCATCAGGGAGTCAATACAATAAAAGCAATAGAAACATTTGCTAAAACAAACAAAACGATAGCAGATGCAATAGCAGCATTTATCGCAGGAACGACATACGGAGGATTATCAGAAGCAGAAAATCTAAGATTAGGTTTAATAACACCAGAAGGAGCAATAGCAAACAGTCTCGCATCAGGAGTGGTATGGACTGCATTTACAAAGGTTGGCACAAAAGATTGGTTAAATCTCGGAAAGAAGATCACACCAACGGTATTGCCCGAAGGTCAAACCCTGAAGGGATTTGTACCGAAATATAAAGCAGTATTGAACGGGCAAAATGTTCAGGTTGGTTATGTAAAAGACAAAGGATTTTTAACCACACGAATTGCGAATTGGTTTATTGATACCGGGTTAGTAACAGCCACGGGGACAGTATCGCATAAAGTTGCCAAAGCAGTAGATGATTCCGAAAAGAATGACACGCCATTAGTTGAGGAATTACAAAAACAATTTACCGAATTAGATTTAACACAGACCGGAATTGAATTTGCGTTAAATGCGATCTTCACCGGGACAATACCACGCAAATACGGGAAGATGCCACCACCGCCGATAAAAGGTGCGAAGGTTGAACCGAGATTACTTAAACCAGGAGAAGAAAACATTGATGCAACGGTAAGAGAATCAATGCAACCGAAACCAACCGGACCGCAGGATGTTCAGAGACCAACCGAAGTACAGCCCGTACCTCCTCCTCCGGTAAAGCCAACAGTAACACCACAGGAAGAAATAGAATTAACTCCCGAACCGGCTATAACTGAAGAACCCGTACAGCAAAGGACAATAGAAGACGATGCTCAGGCGTTAAATATTCTTGCACAAAAAATGAGTAGGGGTGAAACCGATTTCACTCCCGAAGAATTACAGCTCCAACAAAGCTATCCTAATTACATCGAGGGACAGTTAAAGCAGATAAAAGAATCTCCCGAATACCAGGAACAACAAAGAGTCAAAAGACAGCAAGTAAAAGAAACAACTAAATCAGATAACGATACCTATGCAGAAATAACCAGACGATTTAAGAACGCTCAGAGGAAGGGACAGCTTGCCGGGATTGAATCAATCAGGGAGGGCGTAACAACAATAACAACGCCTGAAGTCAGAACTAAAGCGGACGAATTACTGAAACAAGTTGAACAGCATAACAACAAGCTCAGGGAGAAAAATGAATTCACGCTTGAGAATTTAAGCAAGAAAATATATGGTAAAACAGATCTGAATACTCTTACCGTAGAACAGCAGCAAGGATTACTCGCTGAATACAACGAAATGAAGAAACAGGGAATCACAGAATTCAGACCATTAAAAGGACCGGATGAAACACCATTAATAAAAGGAGATAAAGATGCCGTACAAAAGCGAAGCCCAGAGAAAATACTTCAACGCCAACCGGAAGAAATTGGAGAAGCAGGGAGTGAACGTGGAGGAATTCAACCAATCGTCAAAGGGCAAAAAATTACCGAAGCGGAAGAAGAAGGATTCCTTAAAAAAGAAAGTGATGAAGAAACTCGGATATTAAAACCCGAAGATGATCTGGAAGTAGAACCCGAACCGTCTGAAGCTCAGAAGGAAGCTGGAAACTATAAAAAAGGTCACGTAGAAAGAGACGGACTCGACATCTCACTTGAGAACCTAAAAGGTTCTACCAGATCCGGCACAAATAAATCCGGGAAGAAGTGGGAAATAGAATTGCAGAATGATTACGGGTATATCAAAGGAACGACAGGAAAAGACAAAGATCATCTTGATGTTTTCCTGGCAGAAGATTATCAGGAAGACTCACCCGTATTTATAATTAATCAGACAACCCCGGATGGGAAATTTGATGAACATAAAGTAATGCTCGGATTTGAAACTATGCTGCAAGCAGAGCAAGCGTATAACTCTAATTATGAAGAAGGAAAAGCATTTCATTCAGATGTTATTGAAATGCCGATGGAAACATTCAAGGTCTGGAGTAAAGAACCTCTCCTAACTAATAAACCTGCGGTAGATAAAACTTCCATTGACAACAACAAAGTAGCTATTCAAAGGATGCTCAAACAGGGAAAGAGCATCAAGCAGATCGCCAAAGCACTTAATTTCTCTACTGATGAAGTTATTAAGCAAGGAGGTTTGAAAGACCTGGCAGAATATTACGAGGGTGATGAGGCAGCGAGTATTTTGGAAGATGTTAAAGCAGGTAACGTAGTAACTATTGACGCTGATGCTGAATCAAAACAAGAGGCGATGAAAAGAGTAAATCCGACTCTTTACAAGTTAGCACAAAAATCAGCCACGGTTGACGATTTTATTAAAGCGGTTGCTAAATCAAGTAAAACAAGTGTTGAAAATATTTCTGCTGAAAATTTAACTGAATTTTATAACCGAGTAGAACCAATAAAGAAAGAGGTTGAAGCTGAGGTTGAACCGGAAACAAATATCGCCACAGATGCAAAGGGCTACCCGATAGTAACGGATAATTATGGTTATGACCACACAATAAAACTTTGGGGGACACACGTAGTCAGGACAAGCCCGATAAAAGAAGAAATATCAGAGAGCGGAATAAAGACAAGCAATTATACATTAGGCGGTTCAGGGTGGGAATGGTGGGGATTCAAAAAGCAGGGAGATATTTGGGAGGGTTATGTAGAGGGATTTGAAAATGAGTTTGGAACTTTTCTTGAGAGCGAATTAAAAGAAAACGGAATTAAGATTGTTACAGACCCAAAAGAATTACAAGAACTTAATCCTCCAATAGAGTGGAAGTGGAAACAGAAAAAAGTTACTAAGCCACAGAAACCACAGGAATTGCCACAGGAATTGAAAGCAGAGAAAAAACCAACCAAGGCTCCGGAGCCCCAAGTTAAACCAGGGAAGAAGTCTGAAAAGCCATCGGTCATTGATGATGAAATGAAAAACATCATCAAGGATATAGAAAAAGGATTGGAAGGAATTACATTCCAATTAAAGAAACCACAACAGCCGGAGTTTAAGAAAGACATAGGACCCAAGGCAGTCCTCGGTAAAAAGAAACCTTCATTCCAATTAAAACCCGGTGAAAAGATTCCATCAGACGTACAGACTAAAGCGAATGATCTGATAGGAAAATTTATTGATAAAGAAGTTTATCGTTTCAAAGATATTGTAGAAGCAACAGGGAACGCATTTGGAGAAGAAACTCTACAAAGAATATTCCCCGCACTCAAAGCAGGCTACACAGCATATCTTACTAACGCTACTGATGCCGAAACCAAAGAGATGGATTCTTTTGATATAGTAAAAAAATTCACTCTCGAATCTCCCGAAGGGAAAGAATACGATAGTTTACGCAAAGAAGTAAAACAACTTCTGATTGATGTTAATGAAATGACTCCCGCCCAAGCTGATTATAAGTTGAGGGGAACAAACGCAGCGACAATGGCAGGATGGAAGAAAGAACTTACAGAAAGAGCGGAAGCTAAAGGAGAGACAGGAATATCGAGACCCTTCATCCAGAGAGTAAGAGAAGAAATCCGGTCCGGAAACCAACTCAATAAAACTCAATTAGAAAAAATAGCTAATGAATTCGGTATCACAGATCCCAACGTCGCAAAGGAACAAGCTGAACTTGCCATAGTTGCTGAAGCAAGGAAGATTATTAACGAGAGCAAAAACGAAAAAGAAGCCTACGACAATATTGTTGAGCTTTACAATAATCAACCAAACCTTACCCACAGGACAAATATCTCCGTTGAGAAACAGCAATACTCAACCCCTGCACCGATAGCCTATATTGCGGGATTGTTTGTTGCTGATGGAGTTGGTAACGGTGATGTATTAGAACCGTCCGCAGGGAACGGTATGCTTGTTATCTCATTTAACACAGGGCAGGTATATGTAAATGAAATAGATTCAGTAAGAAATACAAACCTGAGACAGACCGGGTATGAAGGTATTGCAAATATTGATGCTGAAAAGAACGATAATATTTTCGGTAAAAAATTTGATGGGATAATAACCAATCCGCCTTTCGGAAAAAGTTCGGGCGAAAAGAAATTTAACGATTACAAGCTGAATAAACTTGAACACATTATGGCTGCCAATGCACTAAAACAAATGAACGCAGACGGCAGGGCTGCAATAATAATAGGCGGACATAATAGTTATGACAACAAGGGCAGATTGCAGAATGATAGGATATTCTTTAATTGGCTGAACCATTATTATAATGTAGAGGCGGTATTAAACATTGAAGGTGATCTTTACAAGAAACAGGGGGCACAATTTCCTGTACGCCTTATATTAATTAATGGTAAGAAGGAAACCCCGCAAGGAGCATCACCGTTATACGATGCTCAAAAAGATGCGGTAATAAAAGATTTTGAAGATTTGTATAACAGAGTAAAGGAGATCAGAGATGAAACTTTATTACGACCCGGAGATGATGTCCAACGAAGACCAGGCGGAATTACTGATGTGCGAAGTCCCGGAGGACGCAAAGTTCAAGAACCCGAAGGAGCTGAAACCTTACCTGAAGTGGAGGTTGGAAGACCTGATAAAGAAAAGCCCACAAAGCCTTCCGAAGTTGGAGAGTTTGGTGTACGACCTTCTGGAACAGGAAAACCCGTACGTGGAGACACCGGAACAGTTGGCAGACCTGATTCTGGAAAGCCCACATTACCAGGAAGTGTTCCAGGTGGTAAAGCAGGACAAGAAGGACGCAGAGACATTGACACAGGAAGAAGCGGAAAAGATGTTCAACAAGGTTTCGATAGAGAGCCTCCTTCAGCTATTGCAAGAGCAATTTTAGAAGAAGGGAAACCCAATCTTCCATATAAAGCAGAATCTAAAGGAGTAACTCTTGAGACCGTCATACCCCGGAATATGGCTTATGAAACATCTAAACAATTACGGAATCTTGCTGAAGATGTTGGCGGTGATCTTGACCAATTCGTAGCAGACAAACTCGGATATAAAGACAAAGAAGAACTGTACGGTTACTTAGGTGCAGAGCAAATTGATGCGACAGCTATGGCTATCATTGCTATTGAGCAGGGGCAGGGAATGATTATCGGGGATATGACAGGAGTTGGCAAAGGTAGAATTGCTGCATCTATAATAAAGTATGGAGTAAGAGAAGGATATAAACCCGTATTCTTCACAGAGAAAGCTGATCTGTTTAGTGATTTCTACCGGGATCTGGTTGATACCGGAAGCAAAGATTTAATTCCATTCATTGTGAATAATCCAAGCGCTAAGAACTCCCCGAATATTGTTGATGAGGACGGCAACTTAGTTCATACTGCTTTATCCGGTGATAAGAAAAGTACAATATTAAGAATCGGAGATTTGGGAAAATACGATTTTGTTCTCAGCACATATTCACAAGTAAATAGCGAGAGGAGCGGATTAAAAAGAAACTTCATAGAAGATTTAGTCAGAGACAATATTCTTGTTATGGATGAGAGTCATAATGCAAGCGGTGACTCAAACACAGGCGAATTTTTCAGAGACCTTGTTAGAGATGCTAAAGGGGTGACATATCTTTCGGCAACATTCGCCAAGAGACCGGACAACATGCCTGTTTATGCTGTTAAGACTGCGATCAGCGAAGCCAATTTAACAGAAGATGGGCTTGTCGCAGCGATAGAAAAGGGAGGAGTAGCTTTACAGGAAATTCTTTCAACTGATATGGTAGAAGCCGGACAGATGATAAGAAGGGAAAAAAGTTATGAAGGAATTAAGATTGATTATAAACCATTAACCGAAAAGAAAACAGAGCATACAAAAATAGTAGATAGTGTTACTGAAATTATCCGGGACATAATTGCTTTCCAAAAGAATCATGTCAACGGAATAGTTGATGCTATGGATAATGATGCAGTCATGGAAGGAGAAAGAATCGGAGTTGAAACAGGAACAAATATGGCGGGGATTGATAACACCCCATTCGCTTCAAAAGTATTTAATGTAGTTGACCAATTACTCTTTTCACTAAAAGCAGATTCCGCAGCAGACGAAGCAATCGCAACATTTAAGCAAGGGAAAAAACCTGTTATAGCAGTTAAGAATACTATGGAATCATTTCTTGATTATCTCGGAGTACAGGTCGGCGATATTATAGAGAATACTGATTTCAGTTCGGTTCTTGAAAGAGGATTAAGAGGGATATTCAGAATAAGACGTGTGGATGTAACCGGGGAAAGTACACCGGACGAATTATCTATTAACGATTTATCAGAAGATGGAAGAAAAGAATACAAAAGACTTCTTGATAAAATCAAAAGTACAACTGTTGGTATCACCATATCACCGATAGATCATATTATATACAAGTTGAACAAAGCCGGATATAAGGTTGGTGAAATTACAGGCAGAGATATAACATTAAAATTCAGAGATGATGGCAAAGCCATAGTTGAAAAACGTACAGAGAAAGACAAGAAAAAAACAATCAGAGATTTTAATAATTGGGAAAACCCCGGCACACCAAGAGGAATTGATAATTATACAGAGATGGCATTAATTGTAAATGCGTCCGGGTCGGCAGGAAGATCAGCCCACTCATCACCGAAATTCAAAGATCAACGCCAGAGGAAAATGGTAACAGTCCAGGTCGAGCTAAACATCAATACAGAAATTCAGAAGCGGGGAAGAATCAACAGGACCGGACAAGTAAATAAACCTGAGTATGTTACAATAGCAAGTGCTATCCCGGCAGAGCAAAGATTGTTGATGATGGCGAAGAAGAAATTAAAATCGCTTGATGCAAACGTATCATCCGATCAATCGCAGGCAGGTACAACATTCGAGGCGAATGATTTTCTCAATAAATATGGCGACAGGATAGTAATAGAATATCTAAAAGAGAATCGTGAATTAAATGATATGCTTTTAGACCCGCTAAAAATGAACATAATGAACGAGGAAGAAATTGAGAAGTTCACCAACAAAGAAAATGCTGCACATAAAGTAACGGGCAGAGTCGCAATACTGCCGACACATTTACAGGAAGAATTCTATAAAGAAATAGGATTCAGATATGACGATCATATTGAATATCTAAACTCGATAGAAGAAAATGACCTTGAAGTAAAGATAATGCCCCTGGAAGCAATGACCACAAATAGCAGGATGATTGTAGCCGGGAAAGGTGGCGTAAGTCCTTTCGGCAGAGATTCAATGTTGGAGACAGCAGAAGTAAACGTCCTGAAAAAACCTTTCCGTATTGAAAAAGTAAATGAGTTGCTTGATAAATATTTAGATGGTAAAGGGAAAGATGAAAAGAAAAAAGGAATCATCAATGATTTACGAACATTCTGGAAAGGATGGACGGAGGAACATCTTAACAGGAAAGTTCAAACCATCGCAAAGGATTTAAGAATAGAAAAAGAAGATGTCGTTAAATATGCTTCGAGAGGATTAGACGGCTTACCGGACCTGGTAATTAAATATCCACACTTGCTAAACAAAGAAGTATTTGTTGATACGGAGTTTAACAAATACAGACAGTTATCCGAAAGATTGGAAGCTCAGGGAAATTATGTATTCAATAATATCTTAGACAGATATGATATAGGCAGAGCATATAAAGTCCCACTTGTCAGAGATAATGTTGCCCCTATCTATTCAAACGGAATATTTTTAGGATGGGAGATCAGCCCAAAGAGAAGAAATCCCTATGCCCCAAGTGCTATCAAGATGAAATTTGCTGTTGCTGATTCCCGACAGATAGCACAATTCCAAGGTTCCAACAGGGATTGGCTTAATGATATAACGAGTGAAAGCAGTTCATTAAGTGCATGGCAGCAAAAAGATATGATCGAGGATTGGGATAACGCTTTGTCCGATCACCGCCGGGAGATTAAACCGATAGTAACAGGTAATATACTTCAGGTAATGGGCGGGAACGATGTTAAGGGAGGACAGTTAATTTCCTATACGACAAAAGACGGAGGAATAAAAAGAGGTATTCTTATACACGACAGCAAATCAATTGCAGGAACAGACATAAGAGTACCGATTAAGAGAGCAAGAAAATACATTCAACAATTACCTCTCGGTGATTTTATAGAAAGTTCAGCCGGTGAAATAGTAATTGCTAATACCGGAAATAATTATTGGGAAATAGAAGTACCCGCAAGCAAAGCAAAGGGAGGGAAATTCTATCTCGATGAAGGAATGAAAGGATTAGTCAAAGACGGAAGATTCGATAAGGTTGGTAATGCAATGAGAGCTGAATTCAAAAGAGATAATCTTGATAAGCTCATTGATATACTTCAGAAAGATTTCGGAATATCCGTAAGACTATCACAGGAACAGATGAGGAAGATCAGCGATGATGATAACACCTTTCAGTTAAAACCAGGGAAGGCTTATAAAGATGATTTTAATAATAACATTCCCCCGATATTCAGTAAGCATCACGAATATAAATTAAGCCATCCATATCTGAAGCATACGGAAGTTGAATTCGCACAGCCCAAGATAGCATTCTGGACGAGAGAACATATTAAATCTATTGGCTATACAGACGCTTTTGTTAATACATTACCCAAATTAGAAAAAGGAGATTATGGTTATGAACAAGGAAAAGAAAAATTCGCAGTCGAAATTGCAGGATACTCCGGCTATGACCCTGAAGGGGGCGGGGCAATCATCATTGTCAGCAGCACAGCGACTCCATCTGCTTATACCGAAGAAATTATCCACACAATCCAGAAAAGACTTAAAACAGAAAATCCAGAACTCTTACAAAAAATTGAGCAATGGGAATCCATAGTAAAGAAAGAGGGTAAGGAATTCGGAGTAGAGATTCCAGATGGATATGAAACATTTGCACAAGCAATGGTATTCACTCATCTCGGATATGCAAATGAAAATCCGGATGTTGCTGAAGTATTTGAGATCCCGAAAGACATTCTTGATGAATTCACAGCAATACTAAATCTTGGGAAAATATCTTCTGACGTATTAAAAGGAGAATCACAGAGAGGGATAATCAGACTGCCTTCCGGTAAGATTGACAACTCATTACAAAACTTCCGGCAAAAACGACAGGGGACAGCGTTACAACTAAAACCGCCGGAAGATAAGAAACTAAGCAGAGCGAAGGGATTATATTCTCAGTTAAAATCAGAACTTGGAGAGAAAGCAGACGTTTATCCTGAATGGATTAAACAGATGAGAAAGGAATATGGCAAAGAGTTTGATAAGGAGGCGAGAAAAGTATGGAAGGATATGAAAGAACCTGCGGGATTAACTGAAAAAGAATTTCAGAAAAAATATTACTCAAGACACATAGATATTCGGGGCAGAGGCGGGGAAGCACTTGAGAACATTGAAAAAATAAAAAGAGAAGGATTCCACTCTGTTTATGCAAACGCATTGCCAATGGGCGTAGGAGAAGGAAAACCGGGTACGGAAACTATAACAGACAAACAATATTCTGTTAGAAAAGGCGATGTAGTTTACCTGATTCCAAAAGAATATGTGCTGAATATAGGGACATCAAAACCGGAAAAAATAAAAGCAGGATGGAAGCCGAAAGACGAAGATATAGTAATTGCAGAATATGATAAACAACCATTATATGAACTTTACAAAAAGAAGTTTGAGCAACAATCATCACACCAACTCAAACCTGCGTCCAAAGAATTAATCAATAAGGTCGAAGCCAAAGGGTTGATGATAGATCAGAACCTTGTTGCGACATATAACATAAAAGGTGAGCCGAGAGAATTCATATCAGTCAGTACACCTGGTCCGGGGCGGAAGCATACCTTATCTTTAGAGGTCAGCAAACTTGACGATGAATTAAAAAAATTCACCGGAATAAAAAAATCAATGTTGCTATCTCCGAATGAGATATTATTAAATAGTAAAGGCAGATTCCCGACTCCACTTGCCATAGCAGAAGCCAAAGAAATTCTCAAAGATAAGTTTGACTCGGAATACCAGAAATTCAGGGAGGAGAATAAACCGCCCAAAAATTTCGATTTAATTTTTGAAGAAGGATTAATCTTAGAGAATTTTGCCCGGAAAGTTGTTGCAGCAGATAAACTTGGTATAAAAGATATTAATGCTGATTTGTGGAGTGAGGCGACAAAGATTGAGCGACCAGGAAAATCAGCCTTCCAACTCAGGAAACCAAAGAAGGACCGGTCCGAAAAACTATTAGGTAAGAAAAAAGAAACAGAAATAGCCAGAGAACAGAACCGGGAACCCGAGAGCGGAGAAGGTAACGTAGTTGATTTCGGAGTTGGGTTAGGTCAGGTATTTACAGTCACGGCGGATAAGATAAATGATTTTATCAAGAACAACAGGCTTGAAAAAGAATTAGGAATAGAAGGAGACCCAAAACTAAGAAAGTTATACCGGGAATTTCTTACAGCTCCCCAATGGTTTTTCGATAAAGAACCGCAGTTGAAAAGAATATGGGATATTGTTGACAGACACTTCGTAAGAAATGTTAATGAAGAAACTGCAATCCTCAGAGAAGATAAATGGCAGAATGGAAAGCCCTGGAGAAAATTAAGCGAAACAGAGAAAACCGAATTCTTGTCTGCACTAAAAGAATATGAGCAAGTTCAATATGAACTTCAAAGAGACGGCGAATCTCTTGAGTTACTTGATTGGGCTGATTACGCAGATGAACATGCTCTGACACCGGGAGTAACAGAATTATTATTCAATGTTTATAAACCTGTAATTGAAACCGCTCTTGATATGGTTAAAGATGTTGACCGATATAAAATCATCAATGAGACGAAAGTAAATCCATATCTTGAAAATTACTACATAGCAAAAGAGAGCGGTGCAAGACAGGAATTTCTTGATAACACATTAGAGAAAGCGAGAGAAGAATTCTTTAATGACGACCCTAATGCGGAAGCCCTTTACGAAAACGAATTATTAAGGATGGCAACGGGGAAAGCAGATCCGGTCAGAGCCTTAGAGTTAGCTTGGGGGAACAATCCAAATTTAAGAGAGACACTTGCAGAAGTATTAATCGGTAAGAAATATGAGAAGATAGACGGCAAAGTTTATTTCCCATCATCAAGATTAGAGAATAAATATTTCCTAAGTGCAATCAAGAAGTCAACGCCTGAAGAAAAACTTATTGAGGGAATACAGGATGATAAATTCTTCACAACGAATAATAGCCTGGCAAAGCTGAACACTATAAAAGAGGAATTAGAAGCTCAGGGATATGACACTAAGGTAGGAAAGTTTGCAGAAGCTCAGCAGGAGATATTAAATAATGCGATCACTCAGGAAGATTTACTTGACTTGGCATTATCGGCAGGCATCGAGAACGATAATCCATTACTTGAACGATTAGTAAAAACAATTCAGGCGAAAGGATTCAGCAGGCATTTCATTCCAAAAAGATTTATTCCGGGATTTGAATACACAACAGAGAATTTTGAGAAAGCAATCTTCAGATATATGAACTCTGTACCGTTTTATAAAAACAGAACGATAGGCGGAAAAGAATTCGGCAAGGTGATGGGGTTACTCAAACACACCGGAGTATTAAAACCAGGGTCAGCGAATGATAAGTATCTTCAGGATCTAAGAAATAAAATTGAGAATAGAGATATAAAATTATCTCAGGCATTAAGGGCGGTAGCATCAACATATTATCTGGCGTTATCTCCTGCTTATTTATCTCAGCAGATCGTACAACCTCTTAATACATTACTCCCGTATCTCCCGATAGTAGCAAAAGAACTTGGATTAAGAGGAGCTGAAGCTGAAAAGGCATTTGGTGAGTCGTTAGCAACATCATTACAATATTGGGCTTGGAAAACTTATGACAAAATAAACAGAATGACGGGCAGACCGACCAGGGGCAGATTCGGATTAGACCCTGAATTCTTGAGTATCATCAGATCGCTTGAGAGACAGGGAGTAGGCAAGCCATTAAGGACACTCGAATTAGCCGGTCATGAGGTTGACCCGCAGAAACATTATGATGCAAATCTTTTATCTAAAGGCGTGAGCGGAGTGGCGTGGTTAGGGAAGATATCAGGTATGCCAGGTATTCTTGTTGAGGATTTCACACGGACAATCGGCATAAGAGCGTTATACCTGATGGGGAAAAAAGCAGGACTCAGGGGAGCAAAGATGGAGGACTTTATTTCAACAAACATTGCGAAAACTTTCGGTCCGGCTTCAGGAAGATTGGCGAAACCTCCTGGTTACTACATAGCCGGAGAAGGTAGAGCAAAACCAATGAAAGAGATTGCACAATCAACAATAGAGTCGTGGTTAACATTCAAGAATTTTGCATTTATGAATTACGGTCAATGGGGAAAAGTATGGAGAGCGTTAAAGAACGATAATATGTTCAGACCTTTAGCATATAAAACCGGGGCACAGATTGGATTGGGCGGAGTAAAATATATGATGTGGACTGCATCAATACTTACTTTACTGAGTGGCATATACGCAATGCTCAATATAACAGAAGACCCGGAAGAACAATATGAGGACTTATTCAAACACTTCAATAAACTAGTTCCGGGATTAGGTGACGCACTATACAAAGGAATATCATCAATAACATTCAAGGTTGATCTATCCGCTCTGTTTGCTCAGACCGCACCATTAGAAGAACCGTTTACGAAAGATGCTATTGAACTTATAGGCGGGGCTCCTGCATCTGCGATAAAAGATATAGTAACAGGTACACCACCGAGAGCGTTGAGAGGTTTTGAGATGGCGGAGAGATACGAAGAAGAAGGAGTAAAGTTAGGCAGCAGAAAACTTATTCCGTCGGATGAAGTATCTGAATCAGATAAAACAAAAAGGAAACTTGGATTTACCCCGTTAGATATTTCAGACACATATCAAAAAGAAAATACACGGCAGTTCAAGTCAAGTCAATACACAGATATCATCAGGAAGAAAGTTGCAGAAGAAATTATCCCGATGATAAACGCAGGCAACGGAAGCCAGGCAAAAGAAGAATTCAAAAAATTATTTGCTGATATGAAAGCTGATAATGTTTTAACCGAAGGACAATTAAAATCCATCGAGGGAGTGAATTCATTTATCTCCCAAGTTGTATTAACTCGTCTTGAAGGTGATGAGAGAGAGACAATAAAGACCTGGAAAAATAAAGGAGTAACTCCAAAGACCGACAGCAGAAACCGGGAAAGATCAACAAGCCGGGAAAGAACCCGCTAAAATCCTCCAATTCCTGCCATAAATCAAACAAAAACTACTTGACACAAGTACGTTTATACCGTATATTTGTTCAGAACAAAATAAGACACCAATAGGATTACTACAATGAAATCAATTCAAGACTTAGTACAAGCATTAGACGGCATCGTCAAGAAAACTCAAATCATTATGGACATACGTTTGGGTAGTCACGGCATTACTGCAATAAAAGTTGGAAACAGTTATGCCATCGAGGATGATGTAGCGGAGAAATATATCTTAACCCGAAAAAAACTTCACGCACAGAAAACAAGAAAAGCCAAGAGGAAAGAACTTAGTATTAATTAATACCTAATCAGCATTTAGAAAGGAAACAGTAAATGATACGATACATACAGAAAGACGAACCATTAAATATCAATCACTATGCACTCGAAGGTGGTGACAGTTCCTCCGGTAACTCTCCTATACAAATAAAAGTATTACCATTCAAAAGCTGTTATCCTCACAATAGAGGAGAGTCCTTCAAAATATGGGAAAGAATAGCTTGCGTTTGTTTCCCGTATGACATATATCATTCAATAAAATTTGATGAAATGGAATTCGGGACTCAGAAATATATTCCCGAATATACAGTAAATCATTGGGTGCAGGGGAATGGTGATTTTGTTTTTACTTCTAAGACAGGAAGAAACTTATTCAGGCATGATAAAGCCGTCGAAGCCATTATGAAAGTTCTGAAAGATACAATCATCCCGGAGATCAACAACATAATAAAAATGAAAGCGGATCTTACGAAAATGATGGAATGCTTCCCCGATTTGCTGAAAGACAAAGAACTATCGGGGATTAAATCAGATATTATGAACATAAAAGATTTTGTCGGATGGTTCCCAAAAGATTTTCCTCTCGACAAAAATGATTCATTGATGAGTGCTTTTGCCAAAATGGATGAGAGGTTTGCGAAGGTAGAAAAACAAGTAAACGATATTAACAAATACCTTGACTCTGAGATTCCGGTTATTCTGCCAACAAAACCTCCTCGTATAATAAAGAGAAAGAGAGCAGGGAAATGAGCGAGTCTATAACTATATGCAAAAGTTGTGGAGAGAAAGCACACGGAGAGGATATTGATATGATGTATTGCAGGCATTGTGACCAACACGTAATTTTTATAGAAATATCAGATTGTCCGGTATGCGGAGGAAGCGGTTCGGTTGATGAAATTGATACTGAAAAAGTAAACGGACAAACAACAACTCCACCATATCACAAGGTTGGATGTAATACTTGCAACGGAGAGAGTTGGGTAGAGGCATAATGAAAATTAAAATATCTTATTGCTTAGACGATAACTACCATCCAGAGGGAAAGTGTGTTGCACAGGCTCGTAAGGAAGGAAAGTTATTTATAGGACACGGTGATAATTTTGATGACGCAAAAGAATCGCTTATCAAAGTTATTAGAAAAGATATTGAAGAAAGAAAGATGATAATACCACCAGACGAAGAAGTAGAGCTATGACAAACGCACAAGCAAATATATTGACCTATAATGATTCTAAGCACGAATACAAAGTTAATGGAGTAATAGTCCCATCAGTAACGCAGTCAATCAAAACAGCAGGGTTGATTGATTTATCATTTGTAGATAAAGAATTACTTGAATACAAATCAGACATAGGGAATAAAGCTCACAAGACAACAGAACTTTATGACACAAACAATCTTGATGAAACTACTCTGCATCCTATGTTGTTTGGATATTTACAGGCTTGGAAGAAATTCAGAGCAGACTATCAATTCAAACCAATCCATATTGAGTTAGCAATGGTTCATAAGTTATACAGATATGCAGGAAGGATTGATCGGATTGGGACGATAGAAAATACCACACACATTATTCAGGCTGATATTAAGACCGGAGTAAAGCATCATTCATACGCTATTCAATCAGCAGGATATGTTGAACTATATAATTATGGTAAGCCAAAGAAAGAACAAATCAAGAGAAGGTTCACCGTTTACCTTAACGAAGACGGCACTTACAAAGTAGATGAACACAAAGATAAAACAGACATATCAATATTTTTAGCAGCATTATCAATTACAAATTACATGAGGAACCATAAATGAAGAACGTGAAAGGAAACAGTATCAGCGTAAACATTGATACCACCAAAGAGAAACAAAAAACCGCCGATGTTCCGGCATTGTGCAAGAAAGCTGAATTAGTTATCACCAACCAGGAGCAATACAATGTTGCTACGGATGTGTTGAAGGATGTCAAGGCACGGTACAAAGAACTCGACACACAGAGAAAGAGTATTACCCAACCTCTCGACGAAGCTAAGAAACAGGTTATGGAATTGTTTCGGATGCCCTTAGAACTATTGGATGGTGCGGAAAAGAAAATCAAAGGATTGATGATAGGATATACCAATAAAAAAGAGCAAGAAGCGAGGGAAGAACAGGCTCGGTTGCAGAAACTCGCTGATGCCGAAGCAGCAAAACAAAAAAAGATTTTAGATGAAAAGATTGCAAGGGCAGAAGCATCCGGGAAAAAAGAGAAAGTTGAGGAACTCGAAGCACAGAAAGATGCAGTAGTCTCTATTGCTGTTCCGGTAATATCTTCAAACATTGACACACCGACAGGGCTTTCTTATCGGGAGAAATGGAGTGCAATTATTGTTGATCCGAACCTTATTCCGAGAGAATACCTGATCGTAAATGAAAAAGCATTGGAAAAAATTGCACAGGCGACAAAGGGAAGTCTTCAAATACCGGGGGTAAGATTTGAGAAAAGCAAGGTAGTGGTAGCATAACACCATAGGGCTTAACGGGAAGCCCAGAAAGGAAGCAAATGAAATATTATAAGATTAAATATAGTTGCGGATGTGAGTATGAAGGGCACAATCCATCATCTCCAAGATGCCCTTCAGACCATAATTCCAATATTGTAGAATATGCCTGGGAGGATGATAGCTTGCCCGTTGAAGCCAAAGTTAGCAATGCAAATGGCGGCGACCTTGAAAGACAAGAACAATTATTAGGGTTGCTTTATAGGTTTGCTGAGTGCCAGAAAAATAAAATTGGTAAAGAAATTAGGTACACACAAAAAGATAAAAACATTAATCCCGAAATAAAACATATTTACAGCGTGGGCGATTATTTAGGAAAGATATTAGAACTGTTTGGTAAAAAAGTAATACCGATAGACTAAGCCGTTTGTCTTGCTAACATTCAGATGAACCTTGTTCGATCTGATAGTTATGCGACTAAAAAAGTATAAGAAAGGAAACACAACAAAATGAAAAAGCAGACATCAGTAAAAAAACAATTTAAGAAATTGTTGGATGACACAATTAGGTCTGCGGAAGAATATGGCAGTAAAAAAGAAACCAAAGAAATGGCGACAAATTATATAGCAGGGGCTTTAAGCATACTTAAATGGAACAAAAGGAAATTGAACACATTTGTTAATAAAAATTTTCTAAGGAAAGTAAAATGAAAACACAAGCAAGAAAGAAAAAACCACCAGTAAAGAAGAAACCCAGACTAACACCGGAGAAAGCATTTCTCAAAGCATTTTTAGCTTTGCAAAGTGAATTGCCGGAGTTAAAGAGAACGGAGAAAGTCAACGGGGGCGAACATACATATTCATACACTCCATTACCTGTAATGAGAAAGGTATTACAGCCCTTACTAACCAAACACGGATTTGTATATGCTTGGGACTCAAAGGAAGTAAGCAATAACAGGATAGAATACACTTGCATACTTACCCATATTGAAGGACACTCAAAAAGTTCAAGCATAATAGCCGATAAGGACAGCACGGCGGATATGAATAATGTTCAGGCAGTTGGTAGCACAACGACATACTTGCAGAGATACACGCTTAAAGCCGTTCTCGGATTAACTTCTGCCGATGATGATGATGATGGGAAGTCAGCAGGGAAGAAGAATAAAAAAGAAGAAATTCCGGGACCGAACGCTCTCACACAGTCAACAAATGGCTATGAGAATATGGATATAGAATCTCTGATGATATTAACGGACAAAAAAGTAGTGAAGGATTTTATTAAAAAGAAATACAAGAAAGATGAAATGAACTTGTTTGGATTTTCTGATATTGAAAAATACGAGATAAAAGAATTCCTGATAAAAACTATAAAAGAAAACGAGAAACCGAGGAAGTGAAATTGCCCGAAGACATAACGCTCAGGGATTATTTTGTAGCTCATATCGTGGAGGGAATATTATCTAATGAGTTTGAGACCTTAGAATTATTCAAAGGTAAGACGAAAGAAGAAGCGGTTAAAGACCTTGCTAACGCTGTATATAAAATAGCAGATGCTTTAATAGCGGAAAAACAAAGGAGAGAGGGAAAGAAGGGAGATGATTAAATACTTTATTTTTTTAATTCTATCACTTGTGATTGTTGCAGGTTTTCACGTGTTGGTGATAACTCTTGCTGATATTGAGACTGATGTGAACAATCCATCAACTTGGGTATTCATTTTTATTATGTGTTTTAACTTAGTCATAACTGAAAAAACATTCACTCATTGCTATAAACAATATCTACATTCAAAAGAAAAAGGAGAAAAATTCCTATGATAAAAACAATCAAAGCAAACCGGATAAACATTGATAAGCGGGGGAAGATCACAACGGGGATAAAAAAGAAATCAGAATCAACCGGGAAAGAATATCCGGCAACAACGGATTATTTTGTTATTGACGATTTTCCAGAACTGAAACCTATCTATGGTGAGAAGCCGAAGAAATTAGTTGTTGTTTTCCCGACAAACATCATGATAGATTTCTTTACCGTAGACTATGTGCTTTACGGTTCCAACAACACTATGATTCGTAAGTGTGATGGTGAGGAATGCATGCATCGTATTGACGAAGAACTGTTATTGGTATCAACACTTGATGATGAAGGGAACGCACAGGAGTCAGAACATCGTAATAAAAAATACATTGCCGGAGAATTATCAGAATGTTGCTGCAAGTTGATGGCACAGACCATTGATAAGAACGGCAAAGAAGCTAAGAACCCAAAACATTGTAGTTGTGCAATGTACCTGAAAGCATTTCTCGTTGATTACAAAACAAAGAAAATCATATCTCCTTTGTGCTATCATTTCTATTCTGGCAGCGAGAACACGGCAGCGAACATTTACAGCGAACTCACAAAAATACAGACAATGATGAACGGCAGAATAGCAGGATTACCGTTTGGTTTGTCGGTAGATATGGTTCCCGGTAAGACAAATGCTAAGATAAAATACCCGATCTGGACATTGCAAATATTAGGGACGATGGCACAGCTTGAACAGGCAGCAGAATCCTTCCTGTTTGATTACCGGGAGATATTGCAGATCGGTAAAGACACACCAAATCAATTACCTCAAGGAGATAACGAAACGCTGAACAAAAATCTTACTGATGAAATACAAGAAAAGCTCAACCCCGATTATTGGGTAAATGAAATTAAAAAACTAAAATCAGCAAGTGCTATTGATAAGTTTGAGAAAAGCTATTCCCTTGAATTATCTCAATTTGGCGGGGAGGATGAAGTAAAGATTCTCCAGGCATTTGAACATCAAAGAAATCTATATCAATAAGGATGCAGTATGACTATTATATTAATATCTTGGCTGATCGGCGGGACTCTTGTTGCGTGGGTTATTATAAGAGCAATCAGGAAGGGAAAGAGGCTACGGAAAGAGATGGATGATATTTATAAAGATGCCCTTCGCAAAACAGGAGGAGGTAAATCGGGGATTAAAAAATTTGCAGTTTGGAAATTACGTGAGCATAATTTGAATTAGTAAGTTGTCATAAAGACAGTAATAAATCATCAACAAACAACAAAAGGAAAGAGGTTATTTATGCCGGGAAAAAACAAAAACACAGGTAAAGGCAAGAAGGCTGACAAAGTGAAAAAGGAAAAGGCTTCTAAGAAAGATAAGAAAGAAGTTGTTCAGCAGAGTCCGCCAGACGGTCAAATGAGCCACGTACAGATTATTTCTAAAGAAAAGAAATTGACCGTACAGGAAACCGCCGATTGCGGTTCTGAGCTTGCACAGGAAGAATTACAGTTGGACCAGGTGCGAAAGGAAAAGAAAGAAACAAATCGTGGATTCGACACCACCATCAAAGATCACCTTGTTAAGATTATGCAATTGTCTCAAGCGATTGATACCGGAATTCTTACTACTAACATCGAGTGTGACGTTGTTCTTGAGCGGGAAAAGGAGAGAAAGGTATGCTATCCGAAAAGCGGAGAAGAATCTTTCATCCTGCCAATGACACCGGACGATTACGATCTTCTTACTTAATGAATGAGAAGATAGAAATAGTAAGAAAATCCATCAAGGAACTTGCGGGAGTATGTGACTACGCAAGTTCTGTTGATGGTGCAGGGTTTAACAAAACCGATACAGGCTTCGGTCATTCCCTTGCGACACAGGAGACCTGGACTGATAAGCAGGCTAAATATGCTTGCAGGCTTGTAATTAAATATCACAAACAACTTCCTCATGTGGATGTAAATATTATTAGGGAATTAATGGGACAGCTCGAAGAAAGAATCCAAAAAGTTGAACTGTATAAAGAAACACAAATCACCATCTCACTACTTACAACCAAAGAAGGAATTAAGAAGTTAGCCGTTGTGCTACCATACAATAAACAAGCGGTAGATAAAATAAAAACCTTAGAAGGAAGAAAGTGGAACGCTGAACTATTGCGATGGGAATTGACTATTCAGAACCTTCAAAGATTAAAAGAAATGTTTCCATTAGCGACATTTTCCGACGGCATAAAGGATTATGAAGGATTGCGTGAGCAAAAGGATAAGTTAATATCAGAGGAATTCAAAAAGATTTCTGCTGATATTGATTTAACCAAACAATTACCAAACGGGAAAACGCCCTTCAAGCATCAGCAAACAGGAATACTAAGGATGCTGAAATACCGGAGACAGATCCTCGCAGACGATATGGGTTTAGGAAAAACACTCCAAGCCCTGGTAGTAGCAAAAGAATTGTCAAAGCATTATGGTTCACAGATCATAATAATATGCCCGGTATCATTAAAAGAGAATTGGGCGAGAGAGGCTAAGTCAATAAAAATACCTGTTGGGAAGATATCAATATATTCTTGGGCGAAAATTCCTGAACCGGGAACCAAGGAATATATAATGATTGCTGATGAGGCTCATTATGCACAGGCGGGAACAAAAACATTAAGAGGGAAAGCATTCCTGAAACTTGCAGGACACGATAACTGCAAAGCGTGTTATTGTTTAACCGGCACACCGATAAAGAACGGAAGACCTATAAATATCTTTCCTTTGCTTCAAGCGACACGGCACGAATTAGCAGGGGACACAAGATATTTTCAGACAAGATTCTGCAATGCTCATCTTCGGGAATTGGGAAGAAAGAATAAGAGGATAAAATTTTGGGACACAAGCGGTTCATCACATCTGGACGAACTTCATCAGAAGACAACAAATATTATGATACGCCGGACAAAAAAAGAATGCCTGGATTTACCGGACAAGCTCAGGGTACTTAGGGAAGCTGAATTATCCCAAGAATCTATTGACCTTTATAATAGAACATTGGATGATCTAAGAAACCGATACCAGGAAAGAATTAAGAGCGGAGAAATTAAGGATGATGCAGAAGCAATGGTAATGTTACAGCACTTAGCACACGCAGGAGCAATAGGCAAGGTTGATAGTGCTTACGAATTAGCGGAAGAAGTAGTTGAGGAAGGAAACCAGGTAGTTATCTTTTCAACATTCATCGAACCTCTAAAAACATTAAGAGATAAATTCAATAAAGCAAATATCCCGGTTGATATGCTGATCGGTGAAACCAAAGAGCGTCAGAAGCTCGTAGATAATTTTCTCGCAGGGAAAAGCAGAGTATTCTTATTGAGTATGGCGGGAGGAGTAGGTATTGATCTTTACACAGCAACAACAATCATATTAATAAATAGGGCGTGGACTCCGGGAGACGTACTTCAGATCGAGGACAGACTGCACAGGATAGGACAGAAAAATCAGGTAACATCAATATGGTTGCAGCACGGAGAGGTTGATATACACGTTGATGCAATACTCGAATCCAAGAGTATGAATATATCCCAAGTGCTTCAAAGCAAAAACCGGGAAGATGATGTTATCACATTCGCAAAGAAATTTTTTAAGGGTAATTAAATGAAAAGCAAAATTAAAAACTTTTTTCAAGTCTTGATTTATTGGTTGATTGTGATTGGGGTTGGTGTACTTGTATTAGCCTTATTAGTGGGGTTGTGGTATTTAGATCACGTAAGATTTATATGGTGAAAAAATGAGTGTTACACCTTTACAGTTAGAACAATTAAAAGAATTTGAAGAAGAATATTTTCAGACTTCCGGGATATGCTTTCAATTTACTTATTCAAAAATTAGAAAGAAATGGGTTGCCTATACCTTCGGGAAAAAGTTTGAGGACGCAGACTTCTTCAAGATGCTTAACAAGGTAACTGACTACATTATAAAAAATAGAATCCCGACTAACAAGGAAAATTATCAATTCAAAAATAGATTTTGGGTTAGGAAAAACTAAATGCCGAGAGGAAGAATGTTAAACAAAAAGATAAGTTTCGATGAAGTTGTCGCCAAACTTTCACTCAAGTCAGCACTTTTTTTCAGTTGGAGCATCGCACATCTCGATGTTGGAGGGAAAATTTTAGGTGATCTCAACTATTTGAAGGGAAATATTGTCCCGTACCGACAAGATTTTACTGTAAAAGACATACAAAAGTGTCTTGATGAACTCTCTGATGCAGGTCTTGTTATTGTCTATGGAGATACTCATAAGTATCTGAAATTCAAAGGGTTTGAGAAGAATCAAAAGGTAAATGTAGATAAAGAAGCACAATCGGAAATACCCAACCCTACTCCAGAGCAACTCCAGAGCAATTCCAGAGTAACTCCCGGTAAAGTAAAGGGAAGTATAAGTTTAAGGGAAGGGAAAGACGGCGGAGTAGATCCTCCGCCTTCCCCCTTTTCTTCTATACTCGATGTTTGGAATTCTTTCGCTAAGAAGAACGGATTAGCAACGATAGTTAGTCTTTCAGATAAAAGAATAAAATCAATAGACAAACGAGAGAGAGAAAAAAAATTTAATCTACAAAGTATATTTGACGAAATTGAAAAGAGCGAGTTCTTACGAGGGAAGAATGATCGGGGGTGGAAAGTTGATTTTGATTTTGTTTTTTGTAGTGCTAACAATTATCTAAAAATCTTAGAAGGAAAGTACAGAACAAATGGAACAAATAGGAAGCAAGATCGGGGAAGTGTTGACATCAATAAGTACATCGAAGAAGCCGACACAATCATTAAGTAAAAAGAAATCACTTCACGAATGGTTTCCGACAAATTCAGAATGGAGTAAGCAGTTCAATGAAACGGATCTCGAGTACCATCCATTTTGTACCGGGATATTCGCAAATTTAGAGGCAGCGAAAAGAGAAAAATTCCCTAAAGAAACAATGAGGGTATGGTTCATTGAATTTGTAAAGCGGGGATGGACAAAGAAAATGCTATTGAAAAGATATGAAGCATTATTAGCAAAACCGATTTTCGGGAAGGAGAATTTGGAGTTTGCTGATTGGGTTAATGCTGTCCCTGTTTATGCGGAAGATGAAATGAGTAGCATAGTTAACCGGCGAGTAGATGCGATAATCCAAAAAGGACAATTCCTTAAAGACAAGAAAGTAAAATTGACGGCGGAAGATAAGCAAGCAATTGAGGCAGCGATAGCGATGGAGATCGCCTTCAAGTATTCAAACAACAGATACGAACTCTTGGATAATTATAAAGCACTCAGGAAAGAAAAACGATTGAAGGAATTAAAGAAATGACAGTTGTTATAATAGCGTTAATTTGCGTTACCATTATATCTATCGTTGGTCTGATTTTAATTTATATGGATGGGAGGAAAAAGAAATGAAAGCAGAAGTAATATTTCTGACGGAAGAAGATTTAATAAATAATTTTACAAGCCATTGGTTAGAGTTTGTTATTTACGCCCGATCAGAAAAAACCGTAGCAATTAAAGTCAGGAACAAAGAGGAAAACCAAACCATTGGGATAATCGCCTGGTATAAAGAATTCAGAGCTTACGCCTTTAGACCGTTCCCATCAACAGTTTTTGAACGTGTATGTTTGCGGGATATTACAAATGTTCTTGAGGAACTAGAAAAAATCAGGAAAGGCAGAATAACAAAGCGAAGGAATAAAAATGAAAGTTGACATAGGGATAGAAGTAAATCTTGAAAGGCTGATCGAAACAAGATTGCTCATCCAAGCAAACTCAGGCGGAGGGAAAAGCTATGCAATCCGGAAACTGCTTGAAGCGACACACGGAAAGGTTCAACAAATAGTTCTTGATCTTGAAGGAGAGTTTTCATCACTCAGGGAAAGGTATGATTTTATTTTATTCGGAGAGCAGGGAGATTACCCGGTCAACATAAAATATGCAGAGAAAACAGCGAGAACATTACTTGAATTAAATGTATCAGCTATCATTGATCTGTATGAACTTAAACATCACGAAAGGATTACATTCGTAAAGCGGTTTCTTGACTCGATGATAAACGCACCAAAAGGTTTATGGCATTCCTGTTTGGTTGTAGTTGATGAGGCACACATATTCTGCCCGGAGAAAGGACAGTCTGAAGCGATGGGATCTGTAATTGATCTAATGACGAGGGGGAGAAAAAGAGGTTATTGCGGGATATTGGCTACTCAAAGATTATCTAAACTACATAAAGATGCAGCAGCAGAAGCGAACAATAAGCTAATCGGACGTACCGGGTTAGATGTTGATATGAAACGAGCGGGAGAGGAATTGGGGTTCACAAGTAAACAGGATATGCTTTCATTAAGAAACTTATATCCGGGAGAGTTCTACGCCTTCGGTCCGGCGATAAGCAACACAATCGAATCAATAAAAATCGGGAAGGTATTCACAAGCCATCCAAAAACAGGAGCAAGAATAACTGCGGTTCCACCTGCAAGCGAGAAGGTGAAAAAAGCACTCAGCAGAATTAAAGAACTGCCGGAAGAAGCTGAAAAAGAATTGCAGACAATCCAGGATTACAAAAAGGAAGTTCATTCATTGAGAGGGCAGTTAGTCCAGGCAAAGAAACAACAGCCGATCAATAGTGGGTATGCTATGAAATATCAAGAGATTATTACAGGACTTAGGGAAGAAAACAAATTATTAAAATTTCAATTAACGGAACTCAAAGGATTCCAGGATAAAATAAAGATGGCGGTTGTTATTCTTGGAAACCATGCTATGTATTTAAGCACTAAAGTTGTAGATCAGATACAGAGCAAAGCAAACGATATAAAAAATGTTGTTGAAGACCTCACCAATATCAAACCGCCAGAACTGAAAAGAGCAAAGAATGTAAGAATAGACGTTCAACAACTTGACCCTATACGATTGTCTGATACAGAACATATTAAGAGAGAGTTTGTCAGCCGAGAAGAATTAAAGAAAAAATATCCGATTGCTGTTATTCCTGAGATTAAGCATAATCGAGAAGCATCAATTTTTAGAAACGCATTGGATAAAACCGAAGGGAGATTTTTTGTTAGCGAGAATAAAGAAATTAAACTCCGGGAAGGTGCAAGACGTATGCTTGCTGCATTGGTTCAATGGAGCCCTAACGGAATGACCGAAGGGATGATGAGAAGCCAGGCAGGGCTAAAAAAGAGCGGGACATATTCAGCCTATAAAACAGATTTGAAGAACGCAGAATTCTTTCATGAGAGTAATGGACTATTCTATGCAACACGGGCAGGAATAGAATGGCTCGGACACGACATCCCATCACCCGCAACGACACAGGACGTTCTTGATGTATGGAAACCAAAGTTACGATTAGGAGCGAGAAGGATGCTCGATGTATTGATTAGTTACAACGGGGAATATATTACAGACGAACAATTGTTAAGCGAAGCAGGATTGAGTAAATCCGGGACATATAGTGCTTACAAGACGGATCTAAAAACAGCAAACTTAGCGATAGTCGAATCGGGGAAGATTGCTGCAAACAAAGAGACATTATTTTTATGAAAGAAATAATTAAGAACATAAAAGCACAAATTAAAAGCTGTAAGAAATATAAACAGGATTTAGATGAGGCAAGTTGGGGATATGAAACAGGCGTACTATTGACTGCTAACGAAGCACAAAAAATCGTGGATAAATTAAATGAAGAAAAAAAGAGAAAGAAAAAAACCTGCCTGCCATAACTGCGGAGAGGAAATAATGTTCACCTGGAATCATACCGAAAAGAAGTGGACATTGGTTGAACCGTACGAAATGGATGTTGGCGAGAGAGAATTGGCGAGAGTGAAAACCCCAATTCCCTATGACCCGAATCGGCACAAAAGACATTATTGCGATCAGAACAGACAGCAAGAAAATATTGATAGGATATATCGTGGCTAAATCAAAAATCGAATGGCATCAGAAGACGGCAGCTAAGAGGTTGGGTATTACTTTACAAGAATATCAAAAACATTTATTCAATAATGAAAAATGGTGTATAACTTGTAGATGTTGGCACGGTAGGGGATTATTCGGTTCCGATAAAAGCAGAGGAGATGGGAAGAAATCAAACTGTAATAATAAAGCAAAGAGAAAACCTCTACAACTAAGTCTGTTTGCTAAAGATGAAAAAAGACTGAGGGCAAATCAAAGTTATCGTAAATATTACGCAAGTAAAGCAGGAGAAGACATTCGCCAAAGAATATATGCCAGAAAAAGGAACACAGAACCAATACCGGGTTGGTGGAGAAGTGAATTGCTTGAAAATTCATTATGTGCTTATTGCGATAATAAAGCAGAGACAGTTGATCATGTTATCCCTATATCAAGAGGAGGTAGAACCGAAGAAGGAAACTTAGTTCCATCCTGTAAAAGTTGTAATAGTAAAAAGAAAAATAGCGATCCTAATTTATGGATTGGCAAAATGAGAGAGGAACAAATAGAAAGAATAGGTGTTCAGCCGTTCATAGGGTTGGGAGCGTTAGAGATAATTGAATTATTAGGAGGATATGATGGCTTCAACTACTATTGAATGGACTCAAGGACCAAATGGTGAAAAAGGAATGGTATGGAATCCAGTAACCGGCTGTACTAAAGTTTCTCCTGGATGCAAGAATTGTTACGCAGAAGATATTGCGGTAAGATTTTGGGGAAAGAGAAAGTTTACAGATATAATTTGTCACGAAGATAGATTAGAACATCCGTTGCATTGGAAAAAGCCAAGAATGATATTCGTTAATTCTATGAGTGATCTGTTTCATGAAGATGTGCCATTAAGTTTTATAAATGAAGTTTGGTCTATAATGAAGCGGACGGAATCAATCCACACTTATCAGATACTAACTAAACGACCCGAAAGGATGAATAAATTATTATTAGGAGGAAATTACGTTCTTAAAAATGTTTGGCTCGGAGTATCAGTAGAGAACCAGAAAACAGCAGATGAGAGAAGGGAATATTTAAGACAAACACCAGCATCAATCAGATGGGTCAGCTATGAACCAGCATTAGAAAAAATAAATTGGAAGGGGTGGGAGTTTATAGATTGGTTGGTCGCCGGTGGAGAATCTGGGGCTAAGAAAAGACCGTGTGATTTAGAATGGTTCAGATACTCAAAAGCTTGGGCTGAGGCACACAACGTAAAATTCTTTATGAAACAAGTTGATAAAGTTCAACCAATACCAGGGGATCTAAGAATAAGAGAATATCCGAATGGACTCAATAAAAATTAAAAGTCACCTGACATTTTTTGTAGATGGATAGCGGGTTTCCGCTTGCGATACTTTGTATTTTGTCTGTGTTTTTAGTTGCTTACTCAATCGCTGTTACAAAGATGCTGATTGAGAAGGAAGAAATAATTGATAAATTCTACAACGGGCAGAAGCCAGCGAGAGTGAGCAAGTTACTATTATTCCTTACAACAATGATAGGTAAGATATGAAACAAGAAGACCAAATATCTTTAGCAAAAGAATTAGCTACTCTTTGGGATAGCTATGAAGAAGAAAACGGAGAACAAGCATCGTATCTATTGGCTTGCTCTGAGTTAGGTATAGACCCCAATGATGGATATGAATTGTTAGCTTTGATTGCTGATAATCCAAAGGAACAAAACAATGACTAAGCCAAAAATAAAATTAACCAAGAAAGAAATAGTCGCTTTGGCAAAAGCCATAGCGACCGTATTCAAAGCTAAAACTTTAACTGATGAACAAAAAGAAAAAGAAATGATCTCACAGCTAAATACAGTGTGCGAGGGAAAATTAACTTGGAAGGATTAAACAATGAAACATATAAAAGCATTATTAGACGCAAAAGAAATAAAAATAACTTGGGAATTTGACGAAGCACAAGCAGATGCAGTCCATAATCAATTCAGTTTGGAAAAACTTAAAGAAGAAATTAGCAGTCAGCTTGAACCGCAAGTTCTGAAGAAAATTGCGGACGTGACTAAAGACGAACAAGCATATTTGCATTACCTCTTAATACTAAAACAGAATGAATTGGAGTTAAGAAATAACGAGTTAGATAAAAAAGAAATTGACTCAATAAAATTACTTAGAATAAAAATAAGTGAGTAAGCAATTTTTCTTTATAACAGATTGGGCGATAAGCTGATGGCAGAACAAACATATAAATATTGCTGGGGGAATAACCCTAAACGAGAAACAATGAAAAACAGAGTTTGCAAGGTTTTACACAGAGGCAAAATGAATAGTGCTTTAATTGAATTCATTGATAATAAACAAAGAGAAGTAACAAGCCGAAACGCATTGCGTAAATACCATTCAGCTTGATTGCTTAGTTATAATTTAATTGCGGGAATAAAATGAAACGTAAATGTAAGTGGTGCGGAATTATTTATAATACGAAAGAAACAAGTTCAAGACATTGTATCTACAACCCTAACAGAGAAAAAAATTTTAAGCATTACCCTATAAAGCCAAGCATTGTAAAAATATTAGCAATTAAATTATAACAGATTGGGCGATAATTTGCCGCCCAGAAAGGAATAAAATATGGCACTTGACTTAAAAGAATTGGAACGGAAATTAGATGAATGCTTGCAAAAAGAGACGCCCGAAAGTTTGCGAGAATGGTTAAATAAAAAACGTGCAGAAGAAAAAGAAGCAGATGGCGGTCAAATTGATTGCAAAGTTAGTTTGCGACCAGAATTACAAAAATTTGCAGAGGCGATGGAAAAAATATTAGAATATCAGGATAGGTATAAAAGTGGTTGGGAAAATTGCACATTACAATATTTGAGTATGAGGTTGACACAAGAACGGAAAGAACTTGCCGAAGCATTTCAGAAAAAAGACAAAGAAGCAATTAAACACGAATGTTGCGACATAGCAAATTTTTGTATGATGATTTATGATAATATTGACAAAGCAAACTAACTCTGTGATAACGAGAATGGAGTCTCATATCAGGATAATGTATCAGAATAAATCTACAAAGAGGAACATTAAATATGTCAATAGACAACTCAATACTTCGAGAACAAATGCGTCAGCAGGAACGTCAGCAACAGAAGCAGCAGAAGTTACAGAAAAAAAAGAGAGAGGAATATTTTAAGTCTCTTTCTAAAAAGAAAAAACATACTTCCGACATTATCACGGTAAGCGATTATAAAAAATTAACAGAGCCTGCCACAAGGAAAACATATAATAATCTCAAAAGATGGTTTAATATTTATATAAAAGTCAGAGATTTATTTGTTGACCATGACGGAAGAATTAAAGGAAGGTGTATAGCTTGCGGGAAATTATGGGTAGTTGAGTTTTGGGAGGATGGGACAATAAAGAACAACGAGCTATGGTGTGCTTCTCATTACTTCCTTGCGGATGAATTTACTTCAGTCGAGTTCTACGAAGCAAACGTAAATCTATCCTGTTATAAATGTAACAGGCGTTTATCCGGGAATCTTGCTATGTATAAAATCCATCTTGAAATGAAAATCGGTCACGATGAATTCCGTAAACTTGAATTCAAAAAGAACGAAACACTTAAACTGAATGTGCTTGATATGATTAAGCTCAAAGAACTTTATATGGATAAAGCGAAAAAAGAAATTAAACGATTAGGGATTAAACTTTGAAAGGAAAAGATAAATGGAATCGGAAGACGAAAAACCAGGAGCGACAGGGAAATTCCCGGAAGGGAAGTTGAACGAAGACGACAAGGGAGAAATTAAAATGATTATCGGCATAGATCAGGGAAAAGTAATTATTCATTTTGGTAATATCCCGATCAGTTGGATTGCAATGACAAAAGACCAGGCATTAGCTATGGGAAGAATGTTATTCGAGAAAGCAGATTTATTATAAGGTAAGCAAATGAATTCAGATGTTTGGACGGAATATAGAAGGCAGCAAAACCAACGAAGAAAAAAGAGACTACCTCATCGCATTGAACTACTCTATAAAATATGCGGGACTCTTAATCTCAAGGTAGAAAAGAAAACTGAATATCAATACCGCATCAGCAACGACGAAAGATCAATAGATATTTATCCAATTCATTATAGATGGCATGATATAACAACCAACAAGCGAGGACAAGTCAAAGGGGATGGCGGACTCAAAGAATTGTTGATACTTAAATTGATAAAACAATGATTGACAAGCTCAGGCACTTAGAATTGTTTGCCGGGATAGGCGGATTCTCTTTAGCATTAAAGAACGCATACAAAGGGGAGATTCAAACAGCATACTCCGAAAAAGCAATGGAATACAGAGAATTCCAAGATCAGTTTATTAAAGACGGCAAATATCGAGTAGTGGACAGAGAAGACTCAACATTGCAGTTACAATGGTATGTATATAAAAATACCAGAAGATATTTTCATACTGTAAATGTTGACAAGAAATCATTAATTGATATTGTCCTACTAACAATAGAAATGTTTCCAGAAGAATTTAAGAAAGAGAGGAAGAAATGAAAAACCAATTAACAAACAAACACTACGAACTTATCGGGATGATAGCGTTAAATCTTCCAGACGATACGGACGAAGTAGCTTGTCTTAAAGTATCTGAATTATTCCACGACGAAGCCATCTACGCTCACGAAAATGGAGAATGGATATTCCACACAAGCGAATATTTACGTTTACATCCGACAGAACAAGATGCAGAATGGTTCGCAAAACAAATACTTGAAATTGTCCGTCCTGAACCAAAGGAAATAAAAACAAAAACAGTTGCACCAAAAGAAACATTGTTTCAAGTATTTTGTACTTCATCTTTGATGGAAGACGATTGTATAGTAGTTACCACAGACAGGGGTATAGAAAGGGCAATAGAAATAGCTAACGCATATCTAACGGAAAAATATGATGATGAACCCGGTAATGAACCATACAACATCCAACAAGTAAAGCAGATTGATTTAATATGCGAAGACGAAGAAGGGGGGCTGTAAAACAATATGAGACTAATCAGAATTCAAATATTCGCAGGGCTAAAAGGAGTGAGCAGACAGACGGTACACAGTTTGATAAAATCCGGAAAACTAAAAACCAGAAAGTTATCGGGGATGAAACTGATCGTAATGGACAGCACGGCGAAGAAATGGAAGCCAACACCGGGAAAACGTACAGATTTACGGAAGGGCGGACAATGAAAACATACGCAGTATTTCATTTCGATGATGATAAGAAAGGATTCGAGAGATATAAATTCATTGAAGATGCAGAAACAGACACACCCGAAAAACTCGCAAGAGAATATTACGAAGATGAATGGGGCATTGACCCGAACAAAGAAGTAAAAGTATCTGTTTTAGATTCTCAGATAACAATTCACAGATTAAAATTCGCAAGTCAAACAGTAGCATACATTCCACGCAACGGCGGGAAAGCAATAGTTTTTGCGGAAAGGATAAAAACAAATGCCTAAACCAACAGTAGATTTATCAAAAGAGACATTCAAGAAAATCAAAACCTTCAGCGATTTAACGCTATGGTTAAGATATGTTGAGGGGAAAATCCCTGCTAACACTCCTATCTTAATGCAATCAGATGAGGAAGGGAATCAGATCAATAAAATCCTTTGTTTGGATTACACGGAGATAGGATTAGTAATAGTACCATTAGAAGAATAACAAATTAACAAAACACACATACACAAAACAGAAAGGAACAACGCTATGCTAAAAGAATTCAAGATTCTCACCAACAATTTCAGCTTCAAGGGATTGAAAGCAGAAATACAAACCTTCGAGGGAATACTGCATCGTCTCACTCATATCAAATCATACAGAATGGAGAGAAGCGGAATCATCGGGAAGGAAGAAATCAGGGAAACAGTATTTTTCGTAATGTTCGGACAGGAACAACTCAGACAGCCGGAAGAATTTATTGTTAAGAATGATAAGTTCTTTTCTAACCTCAACGGAAAAACGCTCACCATTGCAGACCTACCGGGAATAAAGAAAGAGATCGGCGAAATATTTGATGCTCATGTACCGCTCGAAGATCGGACAAAGACACCGGAACAGCACGGAGCGGAATTGATTGAACGAAACAAAATCCACGCAGAGAATGAAGTAAAGCAGGCTGAGATAAATAAACAAAAAGCAATCGAGAAGGAAAGAGTAAAAAAAGAATATGGTTATCTATTACAATCAGATGGAAATATTTCTTCCCGGTTACTTGCAACAAAGAACATTCGCCGAGAACTTGACAATGAATTTCCCGGACACAAATTTTCTATTACATCAGAAACATTCGCAGGCGGAGATGCAATAGACGTGAGATGGGAAGACGGAGTAACAGAACCCGAAGTAAGAGAAATCATCGGGAAATATCAGGAGGGGCATTTTGACGGAATGACAGATATGTATAACTATTCTTATAATCCATTCAACGATCTATTCGGCGGTGCGAAATATGTTCACGCTAACAGGAAACTAACTAACGAAAGATTTATCGAAGTTGGAAAAGAGATGGGATATGATGTAGTATTTAATGATTACAAGATGATTGTTGATGGTGAAATAGCACAACACGACGGTTCAAAGGTTGATAAGGTAAGAACGGAAACGTATAGCAGATCATTCTATGAAAAACCTGCTGCAAACAAAAAAATCGAAGTTACGGCGGGAGAAATCAACACATCAAACGGATCTATTGAAATCCGTGAGAACGTAGAGAAGGACGGAATTGAAATAAAGTTCGCAAGCAAGCCTGAAGCGGAAGTTATAGCCAAGCTAAAGATGAATGGTTTCCGATGGAGTCACGTTCATAAGGTATGGTACAAGAAAGCATCAGCTAACGCAAGGATATTCGCTGAAAGTTTAATTAAGCAGAATAACAGCAACAAAAACGGAAACACCGAAGAAGGGCTAATCACTCAAGAGAACCAAACATTTGAAACAAATCTTCAGGGAGAGAGCAGGCAGGAACAAATCTAAAAATATATTATGTTTGTAATGATGGATTAATAAATACAAACAGCAGATAGTAGCCTCCGAAGCTATGACTGCTAAAAAGACCGTTGATTGTGAACTTAGTTTCCTTTCAACGGTTTTTTATTTATGTTTGCCACAAATGAAAGGACAGGAACAAATAATGAAGAAGGAAAGAAGGAAATACACACGGAAGACCGGAAGCAATCCTCCCGGCAATCCTAAAATCCAACCGAGACAATCCAAATATAAAACAGCCGATGAAATGCAAATTAAAGTTGATGAATATTTTAAGAATTGCGACAAGAAGAAAAAACCATATTTGGTTACAGGATTAGCACTCGCACTCGGATTTAATACTCGTTTAGCATTGATAAATTATGAAAAAGAAGAAAATCACAAGGATCTGGAGGAGGAGGAACGGAAGATGATAGTAAACACGATTAAAAAAGCCAAAGCCAGAGTTGAACAATATGCAGAAGATAATTTATTTACAGGCAGACAAGTAGCGGGAACAATTTTCAGTTTGAAAAATAACTACGGATGGATTGACAGGCAGGACTTAGCACACTCAGGAGATTTAATTGTGAACATAAAAGGTATTGATGAGTTTTGAAAATGGAAAGAAAAGACGGCAAAACATTTATTCACGATGCTAATACAAATCAGATTCGCATAGTAAGGAAGAAGAAAACGAACAGCACACAGGCGGAGATCAGGAAACGTAAGAAATTATTGGATGAACAATACAAGAATGTTTTGAAAATGGAAAGTTTTATCGGGTAAATACAAATCAATGGAATACTGCAAAAATAATTCTTCATTAGAAGCCATTAGAGAGACGATATCTATAATAATATGATTGATCTCATCAGGTGGTTCAGGCGGAGACCAATCGAAAGAGAAATAGCAAAGCACAGACTCCAAGCACTTAAAAGAAAATATAAACATTGCTCAAGGAGATGGGAGACTAATCAGTCAAATATGAATATGTCAACTCTGAGATTAATGGAAGCTAAAATAATTTACTATGAAGAATGTTTCAGAGCTTGGGGAAAGTACAGACCAGAATTTTCATTCAATGATAAGCAGAATAAAAAATACGAAGATGAACTAACAGAATTGCAGATCCCATTTGAGAAAGTGAAATGGATATAGAACTCCAACCAATACAAAACCAACTTTGGAAACTATACGATAAAGGTAAAGCAACAAAGATAGGATTCGGCGGACCTCGGGGAGGGACTAAATCTCATAGTGCTGATTCGCTGATGATAATGAGAAGATTAAAGTATCGAGGGACAAACGGATTATTCATTATGAGAGTCTATCAGGATATGCTTGACATTCATATCCGTCCGATGTTTGATGCTTACCCTGAATTAGAAGCAGGTTTTAATAAACAGGATATGATATTAAAACTACCTTACGGCAGTTACATTAGATTTTTGTCAGGAGAGAATCTTGAATCATTTCAGAAAAGAAAGGGCAGAGGATTCGCTGATGTTATGATAGATCAGTCAGAACTATTCAGCAAAGAGGAAATAGAATTTCTTTACACGATCAACAGGTCAGTTAAGCCAGGTATTACTCCGAAAATGTTACTTTGTTTTAACCCTGGTAACATCGGACACGCATATCACAAGCGGGTATTTTATGATAAAATTTATGAAGACAATGAAGTACCTGAAGACTTCGCATACTTGCAAGCGAAGGGATGGGACAATGCGTATTGGGCTATAAAAGATATGGCAAGAATAAAAGGATTAGAACCGGGCGGTTTGGACGGGCAACAAATATTAAAATTGATTCACGAATATCACAAGCTGAACGAAGACACCCGATTCAAAATATTTATAAGAACCGATTACGGGAAAGTTCTTGACGGACTACCAGACAGCAAACGAAGGGCGGAGTTGTTAGGTGATATGGAAATCTTTGAAGGTATGTTCTTTGAAGACTTCAGAAGAAAGTATCACGTTATAGAATACGAAATAAGTAATTTCAGGAAGGCAAGTATAGGCGGACTTGATTACGGCAACGTGACAGTCTTAATAGTTTTGCAGCGAGATTCAGAAGGAACAATCATTGCAGGAGGGGAATGTTACTTGCCGGATCTCACGAACCCGACAGAGAGAGCGAATGCAATAGCAGATTATCTTCTGGAGAATGAACTACACAGGCTTGATATAGTTTATGATACTGATATGGAGATCAGTCAGCTTAGCAACATAGGAGTTGATAAAACACCAATAACAATATTCCGGGACGTGTTCAAACAGAGGATGGGAGAGAAAGCCCCGAAGATGAGATGCGTAAATAAAACATCACTTGATAAGAAGAAACATTACCGGGTAGTTGTCAATGATGCAGTGAAAGAATATCTTCACATCAGAAAACTTTGTTCACAATGCAAAATGATGCTGAGGAAAGACGAAGATAAATGTATCAGATGCAAAGCGACAGTAATTTACCAGACGAAGTTATTCATATCAGAGAATTGTAAGTTTCTGATTAAGTTTTTAGGCGAAGCAATTTATGACCCGCTCGATACAGCAGGCAGAGACTTCGACAGGTCACAGACACCAAAGAAAGATCACCCGTACGATGCAATGAAATATGGATTTATGGAATTGTATGTACCGAAGAAACCAAAGGAAGACAGTCGCCCGAAGTGGTTAAGAGATTTAATCAAAGCGAGAAACCTGGAAATGAGCCAAGACTTTATGGAAGCATAACAATAAAAATTTAATGGAGAGAGAATAAAATGTATAACAAATCACGCACCTGGAATTTCCGGGATGAGCAAACGATCTACGAAGCAATGAGATTGTATCAGAACCTAAGCAGTCAGTTCACTCCATTCTATGATGAGCAAAACAAGTTATTTGATTTCACAGTAGCATCACTCCAATGGGATAAAGCAATCCGGGCAAGATTAAGGAGAGAGGGCAGACCTGCAAACAGTTACAATCTAATCAGAACAATACTCAACGTTATCTTCTCAGTAGAAAGAGACAACCGGATGATAGGCAAGCCGAAGCCGAGAACGACAGGAGATAACGAACTCACAAATGTAGTTTGGCAGACACTCAATTTTTATTTGTACCACGCAGGATTCAGCAAAGCACAGAAGCGGGTATTTATGGATAAGGTAGTTGCAAGATTAGGAGTCTATCACGTCGGATGGAGATACACAGGCAGTACAGACGACAAAGGAAAACTATTTACTGAGTCTTGTGACCCCAGAGAATTTATGTGGGAGCTGAACTATAACGACACGCTATGGGAACAATCAAGTTATGTAATGCGAAAGCATCAGATGAGTCTGGAAGAAATACTCAGCACCTTTGCACTCAACGATAGAGAGTTAGCCGAAGTAATTCAATGGGAAGCGAAACAGTTCTTTGAGCATGACCCGGAGAAAGGCAAGTGGATAAGCCGGAGATTGAAAGCTATGATAACGGCAGTATATGAAACGGCGACAGGGTTCAACAGCAACCGGGATAATTTATTCACTAACTACCTGCAATGGTGGGACCCCTCAACAGGAAAGTTTGATGTACTTGAACTTCACGAAAAGAGAATGGAAAAAAGATTGATAGTCCCGGATAGCGAGAGGAACAAAGACATTGACATCACCGACACGTACAACAGAATGTATAAAGAATCCAACGGCAAAGAATCAGAAGATTATTTATTCGACAATGAATTGGTAGGCAAAATAAGAGAGCAGTACGGATTGCAGGGTGAACCGAAAGAAGATTTACAAAACCGGAAATTCACAACGGCAGTAATACCAACCTTCAACATAAAAGTAAATGAACAGCCCTATCCTTTTGAAAGCAAGTATTATGTTTACATTCCTGAATATTGTTACGACACGCACGCAGACCCGATAAAGGTTCAATCAGTAATGGACGACTTAGTAGATCCGCAGGCAGATTTCAATAAAGCAAAATCTTTAATACTCGAACTTCTTGCAAGATACGCCAACAAGGGATGGATAATGGATGAGAACGCAATAGACGGACTCGAAGAAGATTGGACGACAAACAGGATTGCACCATACCGCAGAGTCAGATCGGGTTACATAAATATGATTAAGCCAGAACCGGCACAAACTATCAGCGAAGAATTAGTAAGGATGCCATTAGAAGTTCAGCAGTTGATGAAAGTCATAACGAATGCTGATGATGAGATCAGAGGGAACAGATCACCGGGAGTAACATCCGGAAAACATTTCATAGCGAAGGAAGAACGGCAGGCTAAGAGCTTTGCAATGATTCTTGAAAACAGGGACGACTCACAGAAAGCAGTATCAGAACTTTCTCTGCAATTCATTCAGCATTATGTAAAGACACAGGAAGTAATCCGAATCACTCAGGATATACCAGGTATGGATATGAAAACCAATGATGAACTCATCATCAATCAATCAGTCTTTGATATGAAGAATGGTGAACTTAGTGAGCGGGTAGTCAACGATATTGATGCCATTGAGTATGACATTGAAATAACAGAAGAACCATATTCAATATCAGCACAGGATGAGCGGTACAACAAACTCGGAGATATTTTTAATGCTGCACTTGCAGTTGATCCGAAGAAAGCAAATGCAATGTTGCCTATAATTGTTAAAGCCACAGGTTCACCGGAGTCAACAGAAATATTAAAGCAATGGGAGAAATTAGATCAGCCGAATCCTCAAGCAGATATGTTACAGCAGATGATGATTCAAATACAAATGATAATGGCAAAGTTGGGAGTTGAAGAAAAGAAAACAGACATCGAAGGTAAGAAGCTGGATAACATCGAGACCGCAAAGAACATTGAGAATTTGGAGAGAGATAATTTTTTTAATACTTTAGACCGAGTAAAAGGAAACGATCAGCCAAAAAAGAAAACCAACGGAAAACAACAGCCACAAAAGAAAGCAGTCTGACAAATGAAAGAATTAGCAGGAATGAAACTCACCCTAAAAGACCCATCAATGAAATATGGTTTAATATTCTGGACTATGGATGAACTCTCCCAATCAATTCAATTCAACGATGAGAAAAAATGCGATGAGATATTGAATGATATTAAAGAAGGAAAGGGAGTTGAACTTTATTATAATTTTTGCGAAAGAAGTGTAAGAGTATTCCCGCATAGAGTATTAAGAATAAAATTCACAGATGAATACTCTATAAACTTTAAGGATCTACCAGAGATACCAGAAAGTATGACTCCCGAAATAAAGTTTCCCGGCGACGGTTATTTTGTCGGATTGAATAGACACCAAGCAAGATTAGCAGAGGAGGCAAACTAATGAACACACCGGAAATGATATACACCCTCATAAAGTTTTTCTTCTCAAACATCTGGACATACTTAGGATTATTGCTCCTGGTTATTACAATAAGGGGTGACATCAGCAAAGCAGTATCAGTAGTCAGCAGATTCTTCGGGAAGATAAGAGACAACTACCGAAGCAAAATAAAAGCACGCTTGGAATTTGAAGATAAGGTAAAAACTTTCAAAGCCGAAAATCCTAAGAGGTAATGGAGAAAGTAACAGTAGCAGAATTAAAGCAGGAAATAATGAAAGCAAAAAATAAAAGTATAACAGACCCATTAGCAAAACAGATGCTTGAAAAAATCGAGACGGCTGTATCAGTCTGCCCCCCGCAATTCCTACGCATATCAAAAATGTACCATACAATAAAACAGAGGTATCAATAATGCCATTCAGATATATCAAAGTCAGAACCAGACCATTGTCAGGATTCGATTCATTGGATGAGGAGAATCATTTCTTTCGTTATCATTCACTAATCATTACCAACGGGATCAAGATTTATGCTTATCAATACAGGATGTATATGAGAGAATTAATACATCCCGACAATAAGGATATGCAACAGACAATAAAAACCTGGAGAAATTAAATGCCGTTCTATGATTACAGATGCCCGGATGAAGGGTGCAATAATATCCAGGAGTTTTATGAAAGAACAACAGATGATGAGAAAGAACATCTCTGTAAGGCTTGCGGTTCATTGATGCACAGGATAATAACAACAGCTCCGGCAGTAAAACACAAGAAATTACCGAAGGGACATAACCTATCAGCAACCAAACGCCGGGAGTTATGGGGAAGTGACGACCCGAACAATTTTAGAAAGTTAATGTGATGCAGAAAGAAAACTTATTCACCGCATATTGGTATAACTCAAGATTCCGTTCCAAGACGCACATCTTCAAAAAAGGTTCACTAACCCTTTGCGGGTTACTTAGATTTAATAATCAATGGACGGCGAGATTTGTTAATCTAAATAATGTAGAGTGTGCCAAGTGTAAAAAGATTTATAAAGAACTACAAAACTCTAAACTAAAAGGAAAAACCAAATGAAAGAATTCGCAACACAAATCATCACCCGCATGATAGATCACCCGAAAGAATTGAAGATCACCGAAGAAGAAGTAAAAGAAGATAGCAGTATTCTTCTGAGAGTATGGGTCAATGCTGATGATGTTGGCAAGCTGTTAGGAAGGAGGGGCGGAAACATCCAGGCGATAAGAACAATATTGAAAGCAGTAGCATCGAAAGATTTGAAGAAAAGATTAGCATTAAAATTGGCGGACGAGTGATATTTTATTGCATCCCTTATAGCACAAACGGAAGATTATTCCAGGCATACAACGAATACGCATCATTAGTAAAAGACCCCAATGATTATATATGTTTCCTTGATGGCGATACAATGTTCCTCGTAAAACATTGGGGACACGTAATCGAAAGGTATGTGAAAGAATATCCGGACGCAGGACTTTACACCTGTTACGCATCAAGATGCAGTTACCGGGCACAGATCCCGAAACACGGAGATAACACTAACCCCAATCTGAATTTTCATATCGGGGTAGCGAAACTTCTTAATAGAAAACACTCGTTGAAATTGGGAGTTAAATATCTGAACAGAAGAATAGCCGGACACCTGATGATGATTAAAAAATCTACATGGGACGAAATAAAAGCAGATGTAGCAAAAGAAGTTGAGGACCGGGACAAAAGAATACTTGGAGTTGACACCATAATATCCAGAGCAATATTAAAACGGGATAAGAAAATTCTTGTGATGAGAGCGGTTTATCTTTTACATTTATTCAGGCTTGACGGGAGGTTATACAGATGAAAATTTTAGTAGCGAATCATTGGCTGAAAAAAATAGGCGGAAGCGAAACTTTTACTTATGCTCTCGCAGTTGAACTCAGGAACCAAGGTCACGATGTAGATTTCTATACTTTCGAGGAAGGAATAGTTTCTCAAAGACTGAAAGCTCAGGGAATAAAGCTGAGAGTACAGGAGAGCTATGATCTTGTTTTAGCGAGTCATTATACCTGCGTTAATTATCTTCACGAAAGAGGATATACAATCCAGACGGTACACGGGACGACACCACGATTAGAGAGACCTAATGTTAAAGCGAATCTGCTTGTTGCAATATCAATCGAGGTTAATGACCACCTGAAGAAAGAGTATAATTACACAAGCAGAGTGATTTCAAACGGAGTTGATTGCGAAAGGTTCTCACCTAAGAAAAAGATAAAGACACCGGGACTGCCGGAAAGAGTCTTATCGTTATGCCAATCCCAAAGATTAAATAATGAACTTGAAAAAATATTTAAGAAACAGAATATTCTTTTCCTTTCCCTGAATAAATTTCAAAACCCCGTATGGAATGTAGAAGATCACATTAACAGTTCCGATATGGTGATTTCAATAGGCAGAGGAGTATTAGAATCAATGGCTTGCGGAAGACCTGTTGTAATACTTGATGAAAGAGATTACCAGGGATTGATGGGAGACGGATTCCTCACGCCGGGAATGTTACTCTTTTCCTCGCAGTATAATTTCTCAGGAAGATTTGGGAAGCGGGTTGACGTAGCGGATATAATTTCAGAATCTCTCTATCAGTATAACATCACAGCAGAATCAATAACTCATTTTCTTAGAGGGATGGCACTAACACATTACAACATAACACATCAGGCAGCAAAATATTTGGAGGTATTCAATGAGCATAACGCCAAAGGAAAAGTACACTCAGGAACAATTTCTTGAAGCATTAAAAGACCCGGAAGTAAAGCATCTGAAAGACCGGGAAGTATTCAAAGGTTTTTATGACAGACTCGGAGAAATGGAAGTTCAGAAGACTCAGGATTATAAAGAATGGAGAATGGACTTCATTAAGATGGGAACGCCGAATATCTTCGATCAGGTTATTGAACTTGGTTGTCATGCAGGATTTAATTTAATACACTATGCCAGGTTGGGATATAATGTTACGGGAGTTGATGTATCTACTTCTCTGATCGAGTTAGCAAAAGAAAAGATATCAAAAGAATCACCCGATGTCAGAAACAGGATAACGCTCGTAAATGCTTTTATTGAAGACCTCCCGGACAGCTTTGATGTGAAATACAAATTCGCAATCATCACAGAAACATTGGAACACGTTCAAGACCCGCTCAGGATTTTGCAGAGGACTACCAGATTATTAACAAGGAAAGGGATTGCTTTTATTTCAGCTCCATCCACAAGAACAGGACTATACAACCACGTACGGGGGATTAATCCTGCCGAAATGAAAAGACTGCTTATCAAGGCAGGACTTACCGTAAATCAAATTTGGGTCAAAAGAAAATTAACATTTGCAATGGCAGTTAAGAGATGATAATCGGAATTACACGGGTGAGGAATGAAGAACATATCATCACCGATACGCTTAACCACGTTTCAGAATTAGTTGATATGATATGCGTATATGATGATGCTTCAACAGACAGTACAGTAAAGAAGTGTCATGAGCATCCGAAGGTACGGCACGTAATAGTAAATACATTATGGGAGAAAGAACCGGCGAAAAGAAGATTGCTCGAAGGAACGCAAAGACAAAAACTTTATCAGGCAGCATTACCTTTTAACCCTACCTGGATTTATTACTTCGATGCTGATGAGTTCGCAGACTTCAAAGGAATTGATTTCAAAGCAGACGCATACAAGCTGAGACTGTTTGATTATTATATCACCGAAGAAGATAAGAACCTGGATTACAGATGCAGAAAATGGATAGGACCGGAATACCGGGACATCACTATGCTATTCAGACCTTATCCGGGAATAAGATTCACAAGCAGAGTACCGAAACTTCCAAACCATTATAAAGTAGCAACGCAAGGATCTGTAATGCACTTTGGTAAAGCCATTTCAATAAAGCATTGGGAAGAAACCTGCAAGTATTATATTCATCACCGACACCCGGAAGGAAAGAAGTCAGTAGAAAAATGGAAGGGAAGAATAGGTAAAGCAGTTCACACCAAATCAGATTTCGGGAATGATTTAATAAAGTGGAACGAAAGAGAAACAAAAGGAATAAAGTTAAATGAAGCCTGACATAGTTTACTTGTTTGCGATGGGGCATACTTTCTGGAGAGACCAGGAGCTGAGATACAGTTTGCGATCTTTAGAAAAACAGGGAGAGAATTATGGGAACATTATTCTTGTCGGGGATAAACCGCCATACCTGAATGGTAAGATCATACACATCCCGCAAAGTGATAATTCCCTGCATTGCCACGAAAGAAGGATATACGAAAAATTATTAGTTGCTTGCAACACGCCAGAGATAAGCGACCCGTTTATATTTTTCAACGACGATTATTTTTTAACCAAGCCGATAGACTTTTCCAATATCGGTTATTACTTCAGTATAAATATCGAAGATAAGATTATCAAAAGATCTCGCAATGATTTGTATAAAAAAACAATGCGGAATACATTCGCAGTTCTGAAAGAGAAGGGATTAAAAACCCGGTACTTTGATATTCATTACCCGATGCAATACTATAAGAATAAATTTATTGAGGCGATGAAGAAATATGATTGGGAAATAAATGCCGGTTACTTAATAAAATCTCTTTACGCAAACACTCTCAGGATAAAAGGAGAGAAGCGGAAGGATTATAAAATAAAAAACAATTTAAGCAAAGATGAACTAAAGCGGTTGATAATTCTGACTGATTTATTCAGCACGGAAAAAATTTACAGAAATACGGCTGAATATCTTGTAAAGAAATACAGGGCTAAATCATCATACGAGGAATAAAAGAGTTTGACAATTACCAAAAATATTCTATGTTTACATCCTGTATGTGTTCCTTTCTTAATGCTTAGGTCGGTAGAGGAGAATTTTAACGATTTTCTTCTACCTTCCTCTGATAACGAGGACAGAAAATTTTGATTGACCCTGAGTAATCAGGGGTAAAAAATCGTAAGACGGTTGTTTGTTTTGGATAATGGGAGAATCCAGGACTAACAACCGTTTTTTTTTAATCTAACCCTGGAGTAATTAGAATGGTTGACAAAACCGTTAAATCAAAGGTTGCTCAGAAACTTAATCTCGCAGGAGATATTCACGATGCTAAAATACAAACCTCGATCAGCCAGGTAAAAAAAGTAGATGGAAAAATATCAGCATCTTTTGAAATATCCGGTCTGCCTACAAAGAAAGAAGGGGGCTATTCAGATTCCTACAAATCAATTCCAAAAATATTTGACACAATAGAAAAGTTTGCAGAATACGCAACAACATTTTTCAATGCAAGTGATGATGAAATAATTAAAATGTGTAAAGCCTCTTATTCATCTGACTCCAATTCACCAAAGGTGAGCAGATATTAATTGGGACAATTTAATAATCAATTAAAAATGTATAGGTCAGCTATGCCGGATAAAAAACCGAAAAATATTAACAACAAACTCGCAAATGAGTTTGAATCACGTGAGAGACACAGGGCACAGTCTCAAGGGAATGTGTTCGAGGGATTAGGCAAAGTAGAACAGCCAAAAATGAGAATGATGAGAACACATACACGGAAAACGATCACTCAACCATACATTCGACCATTGAGTGAACCGAACAATAACAGAGTCAGAAGCCACGAAGAAATATCCGCCCTTGATAAAAAATACAGACCGAAGGGTGACGTGAATGCTTCTAAAAATGTTTTCACGAATATTAAGAAATCAGCAGACAGCAAAGGCAACAAAGGCTACCGCAAAGGACCCACGATAACAGGGAATCCGTCAGACCTGGAAAAAGATAAATTAAAAACGAAATTCAAGCAAAACAAAGTCAACAAAATATTAGGGTACTAAAATGACAGACAGTTATTCCAAAGTTCACGGCAAAGAGGAAATTTACTTCGATGAAGATAAACGCATGAAGGCAATCGAAGAATTAGAAGATCCGAAGGAGATTGACGCTGCCTTAGAAATCCTGGACGAGAAAATTGGTGAAACCTTAAAAGATGAGGACACTTCACCAAGCGAATCAGAAACCCCCGATGAAGAACTTTCTCCCGAAGAAAAAAAGGAGAAAGAGGGTGAGGACACTTCTGGTAAGCAAAAAGAAAAGGATGATAAAGAGCAGGGCGAAATAAAGAAGGACGATGCTAAAGATGATCTCCATCAAAAAATTGCCGACAAACTTGAAGGTAAAGAATCCGGTAAAGCAGGAGATAAATTTCTTCTAACAGAAGACGTTATCAATAGTCAGCCGGAAGCAGACAGGAAAATTCTCATCAACTACAAAGACAAAGACAAGGCAGAATTAGCGAAGTCCGCAGCAAACGCAATCGCTGTTAAGTCTCCTTATTTGAAAGACAATGAGGAAGCTATCAGCTTGCTTGCGAAACAACTCGAAAGCAAACCAGAAGCGGAATTGTTAAAAACGCTTGTTGATGTTCAAAGAGAAGCCGGGAAGGCTGAACCCGCTCAGGAGAAAGAACAGATAGTGGAGGATATTGAACTCCCCGATCTGACCGACTCCGATCCAAAAATAAAAGTAATATTAGAAACGGAAACTTTGAAACGCCTTAAAGCAAGTTATCCGAATATGCCTGATGTTACTTCTATGGATAGTGAGGAATATAAAGAGTGGAGACGAGACCAAAATGTTGATAATCCTGATAACACCTTCAAGGACGACTTGGAATCAACGAGAGAGGATGTAAAAACTGAATTATCAAAAATAGTTTTCATCCAAAATAATCTGCCAAACTTATTTGAAGAATCCCCGATAGAAGTTCTACCAATGCTCACGCCGGAGAATCTCCCACGTCTGAAAGCTCTTAATGATAATCCTATGGAATTGTTAGTCAATGACATCAACACAGAAATAGTGACTATAAAAAAGGGATTAGAAAAATATGGACTGACCGAAAAAGATTTGAATATTGATCTCACAATAACCAAAGATGCAGACGGTTATCCGTATAACGAAACCTTAAATAGTCTTGTCTCTGAAGGATTAACAAGCGATGGGAAACCAATCCCAAGCCCTAAAATAATCGGGCAGAGAGGAAATGTATTCTGGCTGAAGCAGGGAGAATTAGCAAAGAAGTTCAAAGATGAGTATGACGATAAAATCCTTACGGCTTTTGTTAATAAAAAAACACAGACAGATAAAAAGGTCAAGGAAAAATTAAAGGAAGAAACACTCATTGCGGGGACAGGTAAAACAAAAAGCGGAAGCGGAAAAACCATCACGCTTGAAGACATTGAGAAAGAACAAAATCCGGCAGTCATTGATAAAATGATTGCTCAGTTAGAAAAAGTATAATTTTAATTTTAATCAAGGAGTTTAATTAACTATGGGAAATCTAAATCAAGAACTAAGGATGTACCGTACGGCTTTATCGAAGAAACTCGGTATGAGCCAATGGTTTCAGATCCCGGTTTGGGGTGATCTCATCGGTCACATCGGCGGGATGAATGAATACGGTTATCCACGTTCAGTACCTTATGGTGCGACCAAAGGTAGAAAACTAAAACCAACAGGTAAGGTAGTTGAAGTTTTAACCGACTGGTTCCATCAGGGCGGTTGGGATATTGACATACCAATGTTACTGCCATTAACAGAAGACCCGGTTGTTGGAGACGATCAGGCGAAAGGCAACGAGGAAGATAGAAAGTGGGTATATAATAAAGCGTACATCACTCAAGTCAGAAAACCTGCTAAAATCTCCGACGGGGCAATGGGTGATCTTGCTATCAATCCTGACTATCTAAAGCAGATGTGGAATAACCTTCACAAAGATTTTTCTGAATTTAATATGCGGTTACAGGCGTACAGTCCGTATGATGCAATTTACAGAGGGTTCGATAATCAGCTTATCAGAAGCAAAGAACTTCCTGATTGCGTTCAGAAATCTCATCCAAACTTCTACATAGAAGGTTTCGGGAAAGTTCCTTACAACGCCAACAACACCACCTATGAAACAGCGATTGCAGCACAGCTCGCTAACTTAGGTGCAGAGGATAAAATGACAATGAAGACTCTCCGGAAAATGCAAATGGCTGCAAACGAACACATGATAGTACCGCCGACAATGACAGTATTAGGACATCAGATAAAAGGTATTTGCATTATGAACGACAGACAGTTCGCTCAGCTTGCCGAAGACCCGTTGTTTGAAAAAGTTCATATCGCCCTTATCACTAAGGACGGAAACCAGGCAGCACTTTTCACAGGTGCTTATGAAGTACACCTCGTCGAGGGAGTTCTAATCCTGGTTGATGTGAATAATCCTGGTATATGGTTAGCCGGTGATGATCCTGCCTATGACGCAACAAAAGGAATAATCAACTATGGAAATCCGCATCCATTAAAAAACCCGGTTCATAACTCAGACATAAAAGTTGCGATCTTCTTAGGAGCATCTGCAATCCTTTGTGGAACAACAAAACAATTGCAGTTCAAGAATGAAACTGACGATTATGAGAATGTTCGAGGCGAAGCATCCATCACAGTCGTAGGTTATAACAGAGCAGACAGAATAAATGCCGACAGAAAAGTTCCTGATGCTGAACACATCCTGAACTCAAGTTCTTTGGTTGTTGCGACATACACACCACAGAACATTGCATGGCAGACTCAGCAAAGTTCGTAATCAAAAAAATTGATTAAATAATATTGATAAATAATAAAAGGAGATTTTAATTATGGCTAAATTAGGTAACAGGGCAACCTGGGGCGTACTGATAACGTCAGACAGACCACGGGATGTGCTAAAAATATCAGAAGAAACAGAAGCCACATTGGACCTGGTTGCCGGACTCAATGGTAAAAACCAAGCAGGAGAAAACAAACAACTGATTATTATTGTTCATAACGGCTCAGTTGCTCCTGTTCTGACAGATTACCCGGATGTCCCGGTAGGCACATTAATCCTCACTCCCGGAGTGAGCGTAATTTTCGGTTATCAACGCATTGTGAAATCTGCGGACGATGCAACCGATTGGAATAAAATAGCAAAGGCAGCCGTATAAAATAGTAACCGGCTAAAATCAATTTCAGGACTCCCGCTCTGCTATTGCGGAAGCGGGAGTTTTAATAAAAGGACAAATACATT